GTCTTGGAGTAAATGTATTGATTATAAAGAGCAATACAATATGCTGCTATCGTTTATTCAATTTCATAGTACGGTTTATGAGGTAAAAGATGAGGGGCAGGAAGACGGATTCTCAATTCTTAAGTGATTTTATTTCTACGTGTACCGCAGCAGAGATGGATACTCCTGAACTCATAGTTGCCTATGCTAAAAGTACTATTGCTAATATTGATGAAGAAATTAAACGAATGGAACGGCAGAAGATTTATCGTTCTAAATTGCTGGGTGTAATTGAGGCTTTTGAAAAAGCTTCAACGGCTCCTAAGATGGAAGAAATTAAAATTCTATCTTTCTTTAAGATTCAGAATCAGCAAATCTGTAAATTTATCTGTGATAATCTAAAGCGGGGCGTAGCGACTGTTGAAGGGTTATGTAATTTGGAATTCTCCTCTGCCGACATTTTATTTTGTGTGAAGCAACTATTGGAGCATAAAGTAATCTCTAAATCGGGCAATCATTTGTTAAGAGGAGAAATGTTTGATGAGTATCTTAAATTCGTACTAAGAGAGACCTAATGTTTATAGCTTTATTCCTTAGAAATGGCAAAATACATATTGTTAGTTATCGCCAAAGAGATGGTAACTATCGGGCGGTCTGTAATAAAACCATCAAGCCCGTAGATAGAATAAATACTATTGCTTTTGATAATACTTTCCCTGGTATTTGTGAATATTGCAAATCAGCTTACGACGAAATGTATCGTTCGGATTTAGAAGATGACACGGTAATGGCTCATAATAGTTCAACTAACAATTATGTAACATTAAGGGATTTACATCTGGTAGATTTTATGGGACCTAAAAACGATTATGAAACTCTTTTAGAAGATAAAACTTGGTATAAGTTAGCCAAATATCAGCGTTTAGTTAAAAGAACCAAAAAACATGTCTAATGATTTATCTGTCAACAAAAGAACACTATGGCGATACGTCAACAATAAGATGCGTCATCTAATACATCATTATCACATATTTGCTGTTATTACTATTTTGTTTGATGAGATGCTAAAGGATTTGATTAGTGGTAAAGATATTAGAATTTTCAATTTTGGAACTTTTACATTGAAAGATATGAAGCCCAGAAGATATCATGATGTGACTCAGAGGCGCGTGGTTCTTTCTAAGGGACATCGTATTCTTCGTTTTGTGCTAGCTCCACAAATTCGAAAAAAACTATGCGACCGCCTTGACCTTGACAAAACCTTAAGGAATGATTAAAAATGAGCAGGAAAGGACCTCGACAGCTCGTGTTTGTTTGCGCGAGCATCTCTAGCGCTGGAGAGCTGGTAACCAAGATTATTCCAGCTAATTCTCCTGATGAAGCTACCAAGTTATTTACCGAACAATTCTCTCATGCGCCCAAAGAAGTATTGGGACCGTTTTTTAAGAAGCGTACGCAGGTAATTGAAAATACTAGGGTTCTAAAGTTCACCAATCAAACAAAGAAGGCTATATATAATGATTGGATCGTCAACGCATTCATCCTAACAGAGCCGGCGAACCAGGCATATTTGGTCTTCCTCAAAAGGGCGGATGACAAAAAGCTGCCTACACCTAAGGGCACTATCACGGTGCCCGTTTCTGATCTAAGGTTCCTATAATGCTAACCAAGAAATTCCTCAAGCAAACAAAAGAGAAACTCCTCTTAGAAAGAGATGAACTACTAGAAAAGTCGACCAAACGTCCTGATATAGACACGGATGGAGATGAGACTGACGAGATTCAAGGTAATTTGTTAATTGATTTACACAATCAACTAACCACTAGAAATCATTCTAAATTATTTCAGATTGCTGATGCTCTGAAAAGAATAGATGATAAGACGTACGGAATTTGCCAAGATTGTGAAGAGAACATTCCCGAGAAGAGGCTCTCTGCTAATCCATATTTTCTAACCTGTGTTTCCTGCGCGGAAGAACGCGAGACAGAGGAAAAACAAAGAAAGAGATTCTAACATTGAATACTATTGTAACTGAAACGACTGAACATGGCGAAATGCCAATTGACGTCTATCACAAGCTAGCCAATGACCGTATTTTGTTCATCACAGAGTACATTACTGATCGTGTTGCTGCCGACATCACCGCTACTCTATTATTGAAGGACAGTGAAGATTCTGAAAAGAAGATAACTTTGTTTATCAATTCACAGGGCGGCGACATTCGTAATGCTTTTATGATTGTTGATATGATGAACATGATTGATGCTCCTATCGAAACAGTCTGCATTGGCGCTGCCATGGATGAAGCCGCTCTCATTTTGACTTCTGGTGCTCCTGGCATGAGATTTGCTACCAAAAATTCTCGTATTGCTGCTAGCCAGCTGGTACATGAGTGGATTACCCGCGCCGACCTAACAGATGCTAAAAGGTATTTGGAGTTGGCATTAGTTGATAACAAACGCATGATGGAGATTTTTGCTAAAACAACCGGTAAAAGTTTAAAGCAAGTCATGGAAGATTTTGAGCGACGAGTGTTTATGGGTGCTGCTCATGCAGCCAAGTATGGTTTAATTGACAAAGTAGTTAGTTTTAGTAAGGTGCAATAATGGGAAAAGGATGCGATCACAATCACGACCATATTCGTGCTCCCCTTCTTGCAGGATATGCTGACACCTATGTTAAACTGGCTAAACATCGTATTTTGGTGGTAGCCGAAGATGTTTCTGACACCATGGCAGCGGAATTGTCCGCTATGTTGCTCTATTTTGACAACGAAGATCATGAAGCAACCATTGAAATGCACATTCATTCTGATGGTGGGGCTGTAACGGGATTGCTAAACATTTATGATGTTATGCAAATGGTTCAAGCTCCCATCAAAACTGTTTGTGTAGGTAAGTGTTTTTCAGCAGCGGCTGTATTATTGGCAGCAGGTAATAAAGGTGAAAGGTATGCTCAGAAGAATTCTAGCATTATGATTCACGGTATTCAGTGCGGTTTTCCCATTCCAGGTCACGACATGACCTCTTCCAAAAACTATTATGAGTTTTTGGTGGAAAACAACGACAATATTATGAAGATTTTGGCACATCATACGGGTCACTCCCTCGAAAAAGTGAAGAATGACTGCAAGCAAGATGTTTACATGGATGCCAAGCAAGCGTTAGAATATGGACTAATTGACCATATCATCGGATAAATGAAGTGTGTTGTGGAGTCAATAATGCCCTCGTAACTGAGGGCATTATTGTTTTAGCTGTCTGAAATGTGAGGAATATCAATAATTCCCTATATCTTTATGCTAAAAGTGGCGGTTCCTGATCCAGTTCAATTAAAGCTGAGACAAAACAAAAAGTTATGGAATAAAGAAGTCTCGACTTTTATTAATGATCTGATCAATTTCAAAAAGACTATGAATGGTGCTCCCTCCAAATTTCATCCGGAGAAAGGTACTATTAAAGATCCTATTCCTGCCGATCCTGCTACTATCATTGGAGTTTTAGCCGACGATTTTCGTGATATTGCTGAAAAGGGCAATGCCATCATTACAGAGCAGATTAATTACTCCAAGACCCGTCGTAAATCCCAGCCAAAGGCTCCATTAGCTCCTGCACCGACTGGAACCGCTCCAACTACACCTCCGACTCCTGAAGCGCCTCCTGCGCCAGATTTGTCCAAGCAATTGGCAGCTTTTGAACAAAAGTATGGTTTGGTTGCCGAAGGCTCTAATCCACTCTCTAGATTTTTCACCAGATTGTTAACTCCAACTTTTGGTGTTAGTGAAGCGGCTCGTATTCGTAAATATAGGATGTCTTTGCTGGATGCTTGTGTCAAAACTTATAAAGCACTTGGCAAGTTACAGGTAGAGATTGTTAAATCTTCTCCCGAAAGTATTAATATGTCTAATTCCATTCTTCATCAAGCATGGAACGATTGGACTTTAGTGGTAAGAGGTTTGGCTACCTATAAACAGAATATGCCAAAAGAAGTTCCAGATGCTGGTGGTGAAATTGCTCCTCCCGAAGATATGTCAACCACTACACCAGTTACTCCTGGTGCTCCCTCCACGCCCCAAGAAGACCCATCTAAATTTCCTTCTCTTAAACAGGCGTTGGATGCGGTCAATGATTTTAATGCTAACTCCGGAAGATTCACCTCTGATAATGTAGGTGATTTGGTTAGGACTATTGAAAAGTTTTATATGACCAAGAACTTGACTACCGCTCAGGCAGTAGTTAAAGCCTATCAAAAACTATTAAGTGATCTGAACACTAAGTACCAGACTGCTGGCAGCAATTTAAGTGAAGTCGCGGATATGAAAGAAGAGAATAAACGAGCCAATAATCCTCCCGCTACAGCTGCGGTAAGCTCTCATTTAGAGAAGGTTTCTCAAGATTTCTTGAAGAAGTGGTTGGGTAAAACTACACATCAACTAAGCGTATTTGATAAAACCTCTGTGTATCGTTTAGATATTTACAAGATGGCAGGTGAAATTAGAAAGAACATTAACCAGACCATGGATTCTTTGGAAAAAGGAATGAGTGTTGATGAGCTAGATCCGTTAGTGACTCAGATTAACAAAGATATGTCAGCTATGAGAATGTTCATGAGATCTTTGCATCTTAATGCTCCTCCACAAAAGAAGAAGACTCCTCGTAGTCAGCTACCGCCTGGTGCGTTAGAAAACATTTTTTGAGGTAATATGGAAGAGGGTATCATCTACATTCATAATAACGTTTTTAACACGCTAATAGCTGTTTCAGAAGATGAGCAGGCGCAGGGTTTAATGGGACAAACTTGGCCACCTCCCGTTATGTCATTTGTTTATGCGGAACCGCGTGTTACTAAATTCTGGATGAAGAACACTCCAAGCCCATTAGATATTGTGTTTTGCCACAATGGTAAGGTTACTCAAATTTGTAAGGGCGAACCCTACTCTACCACTATGATTGGTGATAACAAATTTAGTGATTTGGTCATCGAGTTCCCATATGGGACCGCTGTAACCTCAGGTATCAAATTGGGGCATAGTGTGGGACTCGTCAAACCGACCGTCGAGGAATTAAAAAAAATCATTGCTGAAAAATATCATGGAATTGTAAAACTTTGACGGGCTTGCTTTTCTAATTTTAGTGATTATGTTATGGGTATCAAGATGGAACTCATTCAAGACTTTAACAAAATTCTGACCTCCTTCAACATCAAGGCTTCCTGTGTCGATCACAGAAGGGTGGATAACTATTTCTACTATGACCTGAAGTTGAATCCTAGTGCTAAAGTGAAGGATGTGCAAAAGTATAGTGATGAGATTTCGCTGGCACTCAAAACGCCATGTAAACCTAGTGTCAAGGTTTTACACAGTGAGGGTGTGGTTAGATTAGAATTTGCCACGCCACGTTTAGCTCCGCTCAAACTATTTGATTACTTTACTAACTATGGTATTCCTAAAGGTGAGATCAACTGCCTATTAGGTCAGACAGTAGATGGCAAAGAGATGTGGATGGATTTAGCTACTAATCCTCATATGATTGTTTCTGGCACCACAGGATCTGGTAAAAGCACACTCATTCACAATATCATCGCTAACCTGCTTAATTACAACAATGTGGATTTGTATCTATCCGATCCGAAGCGTATTGAGTTTATTGAGTACAGTAATCGTATTAAGAGTATCGATGTTCGATTTTCTTACGATGAAACTTTGGCACTCATCAATAATGCCTTAGAGTTGATGGAATTTAGATATGAACTGATACGTCGGGGTAATATCAAGATTACAGATTTCAAACCAATGGTAATTATCATTGATGAGTTTGCCGATCTTATTATGCAAGATAAGAATGATGCCTTTTATACTTCGCTGTGTCGTCTAGCGCAGAAGTGTCGAGCGGCTCGTATTCATATCATTCTGGCGACGCAGCGTCCCTCGGTCAATATTATTAATGGAACCATCAAAGCTAACTTTCCGGCTCGCATTGCCTGCCGAGTAGCTAGCCATGTGGATTCCAAAGTTATTCTCGATGCTTCTGGAGCTGAGAACCTATTGGGTAAGGGTGATGCTTTGGTTCGCGATAACTCACGTTTTCTAGAACGTTTTCAAGTGGCATATACTGACGCAGCGGAAGTCTGCTCTGTATTCGGAGAATAATGCAAACAGTTCGTCCCGATAATCTACTAGAGGTAGATAATCTCATTGATAGTTTCTTGAAAAAGCATGAGCAAGGTATTGCTACTTTGCATCGTATCTATTTTCATAACAGTGATCAGTTGTCCATTCGCGCTTTAGTGGCGGAACTAATGGATGAATTGAGGACGGGCTGCGTTACTTTTTTGAATAAAGATTCTTCTATGGAAGAGTTAGATGCTTATCTGTTTTATATTGTCAATGATTTTGCCAAGAAGAAAGCAGCTTCGCACGCCAAAAGAAAAACAGAGTACCTGTGCCCCGGTTGTCTCGTTTCTGGTAAAGAAAATCTAATCTTCATCATCAATAAGTTTTTTAGGTGCGAAGATTGTGAAGCAGAATTACGTAGCGCAACCGACCCTAAAAGAGTTGCCTTCTATCGTACCTTCTATAAACATAATAAGAATGGCTACAGATGTTCGGACTGTGAGCGATTTATTCCACATCCTATCGATGATTCTCCGGTGGTATCCTGTCCCTATTTCGACTGTGTTTTTGTAGGAGCTTGGTCATCTCTCAGACGAATGCACCATCCCAACTCTCAAAGTAATGTAGAGATGTTAACTTTGGATGCCGATCAAGGTGGGCAGTGTTGGAAAAATGTCATTCCAGACTACGCCATGGATCCACAGAATCAGTTGTTAGAGCAAGAACAACTAGATAATAATGTCAAACTTCTCAAAGAAGTGATTGACTCTCAGAGTACCAGCATTCATTATAGTAGTTCTGAGTTTACTGTCAAACATAAATGTTTAGTATATGAAGCTTTCAAGAAACTACTGAAAAAGTATCCCGAAGGAATGGTAGAGTATCTGCTGTATGGCAGTAGGTCAGGCGGTTTCCAACATAAAGCTTTTCAAGAATACATTAATTTATTGGAGGCATCCATTCCCTTCTCTTTTAATAAGGGGAAGAAGCCTTATAAGGTAGAATCCCTGTTGGACCCTAATCTTAATCTATTTGATGGTATTAGTGTGTTTGAGGGAATGGTTTCTGATAAACTAGAAATCAAAAATGGAACCAAAGAATTTTATGTAGGCGGCAGAAAAGCCGCTTACACTCAACCATATTTCATGGGCAAAATTCTAAGCATTACTGAAAAGACCAGTAAAGCACCGCTAACCGATCATATTGAAGAATATAGTTTTATCAAAATCAAAATGAGGGATATAGATCCTGGTACAGAGGTTATTGTTACTCATTTAAGAGTGCCTCCACACTATCAGATGGGCGGTATGGTTCACGTCAATCGAATAAGAAAAAAGATTGTAGACCGCGCCCACCTTCTGAAAAAAGGCTACAATGAATAAAGCTCAATACGCAGTATATGATGTATACAAGCCTGAGACTAATTACATAAAGCTATCTACACCTTTTTTGGTAAAATCTCGTTGTAAGTTTTGTCGAGGATTACCTATGCATTACTACTACATCAAAAGCCGTGGATTGTATCAAGATCCTAGCAAATTGGTGCAATGGTTTCAGGATGTTTCAAAACATTTTAAGAGAATGTGTACGGAACACTATTTTTTGAGTGAGCCACGATACTGTGGTGGAATGGCGAATTTTTCGCAGACTCCCTTTTACAAAGGATATAATCCAACACTACACCGCACTCGTGGTGTTAGCAACTCATCTGAAATGTCAGAATTTCTAATGTGTGAATGTGGCGGGACCTCTTGGGCGTTTAGAAACAAAGCCGTCAAGAACCGACCTGAAATTGTTAATAGGAAGTCTCGTAAAAATTTCCCTCAAAAATTCGAATTTTGAAAGGATAACACAGAAAGTTTATTTTTAACCTGATGTTCTAGAGTTAGGAAGTTATCAGATAATTCTTCAAAGAGTTTCCACTGACGATTGATTAATCGGTAGCAAGAATAGTAAGATAATCTAGCTACTGTGTCATAATAGTCTTTGCTAGCAAATCTAAGGTGGTCGGGCGCTAAAGTATTAGCGAAAAAAATCCAATCTCCTAAATTCTGGTAGGTTAAAAAATCTTGATTACTGCGGGCTTGCGCAAACTGCAAAGTGACACTATCTTTAGAGAGATCGAACTGCGCGGTTTTATATTTTCCGTAAATACTGATGATATAAGCTTTAGTGTCGCGTTGACATTTCAAATCGTCGAGCATTTCCTCAAAAAAGTTAGTAATGTTTCTATGAGTAGTATCCATTCTCTCATACAGAAATATTGAAAGACATTCCGGAGATTACATGAAAACATTAGTAATAGTTGAGTCCCCAGCCAAGGGTCAGAAGATTCAAGAGTATTTGGGCAAAGACTATATCGTTATGGCAAGCAAGGGACATATTACTGATCTTGCTAAAGGTGGTAAGCATGGTTTAGGGGTTGATATCGACAATAATTTCAAACCACGCTATGTTCTCTCGGAAGATCGTTTGGATATCATGGATGATTTGCTGGCAGCCGCCAAAAGAGTCGACCGTATCTTGGTGGCATCCGACCCCGATAGAGAGGGCGAAGCTATCGCTTGGCATTTGGCTGACCGTTTAGCCGATACTGGCAAACCAATTAAGAGAATGGTTTTTAATAAAATCAAGAAGGATGCCATTCAAAAAGCTTTAAAAGAGATTCGAGATATTGATATTGATCTATTCCATTCGCAGGAAGCTCGCCGCATCCTAGACCGTTTGGTGGGGTTTATGGCATCGCCTTTCTTGATGAATTTCTTTGGTCCCAAATTGTCCGCAGGACGCGTTCAGTCGGTAGTGACCCGCATGGTTATTGACCGTGAACGTGAAATTGAGAATTTCGTTCCAGAAAACTTTTGGACTATTCAAGCTAAACTGACTAAAGACTCTAAGGAAAGTTTCGTTGCAAAGTATATTAACAAGATCACTACCCTGGCAGATGCTAATGCAGCACAGACCGCTTTGGATGTGAAAGATTACGTTATTTCTGATGTGATAGTAGATGAGGAAAAGAAGTCTCCTCAAGCCCCGCTAGTTACCTCTACCCTTCAGCGTTTGATGTCTAAAATGCATGGATTTGATGCTGAGCGCACTATGAAGGCAGCACAGGTATTATATGAAAGTGGCTATGTTTCCTACATTAGAACTGACTCTGTTAGAGTGGGAGATGAGGATATCACTAATGTCCGTCAATGGCTGAAGGATAACAAGCATGCCGTTCCAGCTAAACCTAACTCTTTCCCGAATAGAGACGCGGCTCAGGATGCCCACGAATGTATTCATCCGACTGATTTGAGTTTGTTACCGAATCAAAATTACGCTATCATCAATCCTGATGAGAAAGCCGTCTATGAGATTATCTGGAAGTGCTTTGTGGCAAGCCAGATGAACCCGGCAGTCTACGATACTTTGAGCGTAACAGCTCATCCACAGGGTAATCCTAAGGCTAAGGTCAGAGCAACTGGCAAGGCTCTTAAGAGCAAGGGCTATTTGGATATCCTAGGAATTGATGATACTCAATCAATTGATATTCCTACTTTGAAAGTAGGAGAGATTGTTCATTTAACTGGTAAGGGCGCTCTCAAAATGGAAAAGAAATCCACGCAGCCTCCGCCACGTTTTTCAGAAGATAAGCTAATTAAAGAATTGGTTAACCGAAATATTGGCAGACCCGCGACATATGCTGAATTGTTAAGCAAGATTACTTCACGTCTCTATGTAGAGAAGAAGGGTAACGTTTATCACGCTACCGATTTAGGTAAGCAAATTACCGATGTATTAACCAAATTCTTCACTTTTATGGATTACAATTATACTGCCAAGATGGAACAGCAGTTGGATGAAATTGAAAGTGGAAAAGTAAATCATGTTGATATGTTGAAAAAGTTTTTTCCAGAATTCAAAAAGGAACTTGACAAGGCATATCTAGGTCATGGCGGCACCCTGTGCAAAGATTGTGGCAGCCCCATGTCAGTTCGCACTACCAAGACTGGAGATAAGTTTCTTGGTTGTTCCAATTATCCGAAGTGCCGATGTACCATTAATCTTGGTGCTTCCCCAGCAGCGTAACGTTTTTAGAAAGAACGAGCTATCGATTACATGAGTAATAAACTAACTGAGAAAAAAGACTATTTGACTCCTGACAAACTAGAAGGTCAGGAACATCTTTCTTTGCAACAACTAGCGAAGCTAGTTCCTTCAACTGGAAAATATCCAGTTGATTTTGGTGTGCCCCGCCCACCAGCTAACTTCATCGATTTGATGAACTGGACGGCTGATCAATTCAGTCCTGCTCTTAAGGATCAAACCCTCTTAAACAAGTTTGTTCACAACCGCATTATTGTTGACGGACAATTTTTGCATTTCTGTAAAGATAATGGGGTGACCGTAGAGTGTCTGTATAAAGACTCTATCATTTCCTGGAAGACCGATCATAACTATGAGAAGTTCTTTGCCCAGGGTGTTTTTCTCATCAAGGCTAAAGGACTAGAATTCCTTCATGCAGCCCTTTTCCACAAAGGTAATCAAAACGAAGATGAGATTAGCTTCTTTGTTATCTGTTCAGAAAAGAACTATGAGGCTTACGTCAAGTTGCGCAATCAGTTTGATGAGTGGGTACAAGAGCGAGACCGTAGCAACCTACACATTCGTGTGATTGACGGCGAGGATATTCCTTATACCAAGGACGCTTCTTGGGAAGAATTATTCTTGCCCGAGGACATTAAAAATGAATTAAAGGGATTAGTGGAGAATTTCCTATCTTCTAAGGATTTCTATCTGGAGAAGAAGATTCCTTGGAAGCGCGGTTTCTTGTTGTATGGCAAGCCGGGCAATGGCAAGACCTCTATCATCCGCACTATTATGTCGGAGTACAACTTTAAGCCAGTTACCATTGTACCTGGTGCCAACGATGAGGCAGTAAGAGAAGCGTTTTCATACGCAGAAGAACAAAGCCCTTCGTTGCTTTATTTTGAAGATTTAGATTCCCTCCTGGAAAAAAGCGTGGATATCTCTTCTTTCTTGAATTTGATGGATGGTATCTCTACCAAGAATGGATTACTGGTAATAGCGACAGCTAATGATGTCAAAAAGCTAAAAACCAATATTACCCAGAGACCATCTAGGTTTGATAGAAAGTTTGAGATTCCTCTACCAAATCAAGAAATGGCTTATATATATCTTAAGAGATGGTTTGGTAATATCATTAGTACCCAGAAGGTGCGTGAGCTTGCCAAATACGCTGAAAAGTACGAGTTTTCTTATGCTTACTTAAAAGAACTTTACATCTCTTCGATGTTCGAGGCTTTGGCACACAACCGCAAGGCGCCGACTGTCAAGGATGTAGATAATACGCTGCAACGTCTGGTGAAAGACAAAAACATTTTGAATAACGGTAGTTCCATCAACACGGATAAGTATTTCAAGTGAAGGTTAAAACGGGTCATTGATTCATGAAAGACAATAGAGATTACAAAAAACCAAGGAGAAACTCCTTCAAGAAGGCGCCGAAGGGAGGTGAAACTCAGCCAGTCGTCGTCACCGACAAATTCGCACATATTGAACCTGTGCAAGCCCAACCCTTGGAAGTCAAAGTCTATCATAACAATTTTGACAAAGCTCTTAGAGCATTTAGGGCATTAGTCCAAAAGGAAAGAATCCTTTCGGCATATAAAGAGAAGCAATCGTACGAGAAGCCCTCTAATAAACGTAGGAGAAAACGTAACGAGATGAAGAGAAAGCGTCTTGAACTAGAGAATCCTAGACCACCACGTGAGTCTAAGAAATCTAATTTCAAACGCAAACCTAAATCTGACGGTTCTCCAGAATAACTGGAAACAGCATGTCAACTAATGGAAAAGTAAAAGTCTACAAAAATCCTGAAAGACAAAGGACTGTCGCATATAAACCCTATGTGCCACAGTATCAGCAAATGGGTGTTGAACCGGAAGAGTACAGAAGTCCTCTAGCCCCGGGGTATAGCATTCCTAAACCTGCTCCTGGTTCCAAGGATAATCCACGTGCTCCACGTGCCCACATTCGTCGTCAGCAACCTTATGCTGAGGCGGTTCCATCTCCCATTGGGAGAGGAAAAGGACCTATTCCCAATGTCGGCAATAACATGGAACAAACTTGGTCTAGTGTGGATGGAGAGATCATTGATGATATCTCCGTAGATACTAGCCAGCCCATGGTTGATAATAATGAGTTTGTCAGTGCAGCTGCCCTCGGACTGCCTGAAGACTCTGTTTTGGAAATCCAAGAAGAGGAAGTAGAGCCAGAAGAAGAATTGCCCACTTTAGATGAAGTGGCTAATCCGCCTCCTAAAAAGTTCACTTCTGAAGAAAAGACATTCCTGACAGAGAATGAACTACATAACGCTCTCAAAGAAGAATACACTACTACTGTACTTAAACAACTCGAAGAAGAAGAATTTCTACTATTAGTTAACGGCGATGCCGTTTGTTCCGGTCCTTCTGACTATATTCAAGAACAAACTAGAGCAATGGTATTTGGAGAACATGAGTTATATCATGGAAATCCTGTTCCAGTCGATGATATAGTAGTATTAAAGAGAGTCAAGATTAAGGTTGGAGTATTCTTGGAATAAGGAGTAGTTTTGGAGAACGTACCGCGTAAAGCCTCAGATATTTTGTTAGAGCTTGAAAAGAAGCTTGATGTGGCTTTGAGTATCATTCGTACTCAAGACCTAAACATTAAGATTTTATCCAATAAACTGAACACGGTAATGGAAGCGTTGGAAAAACAATCCAAAGCTCCACAAAAGATTACTGTGGAAGCAGTCAATACTGCCCGCCCGATTCCAAATCCTCCAGTCTCGCCATTTCAACCAGTTATGGAATTTGATCCTAATCGCCAAATTCCAGTTCATGCTGAAGCTAGGCTACCACTAGAAATGGAACCTAATGGGTTCCGAAGAACATCTCGTCCCGAAACCTTTGCCGGCGATGATGCTTATCTGCCACAATCTTCCAGTCAAGCGGAAACCAAATTCCCAGTTCAAATGCCAAAAGCCCCACCAGGTCGAAGGGCTCCTAATGATCCTCCTCCAGGTCGAGAGGGAGAGATTACAGTTCCGACCGCTGCTACCAAACAAAAACCAACGGCTCCTACACAAAAACAACAGAGCCAACAGCCGCGTACTCAGAGCATCGTACAAAATGCCATTCCGGTTATGCAACGAGCAGTTGATGGTCAAGGTAAGTCTTTGTTCTTGGCAGATGTGGAAATCATTGACTCTCAAACCATGCAGTCTATTTTTAAGACCAGAACCAATGGAACTGGTAAATGGATGGCTTCGTTAGGTATTGGAAACTACCGTATCATTATTCGTAAGATGGAAAAGCTGAATAACACCAGACGTGAAGTAACGCAGGATATCATGGTTGACGGCAGCCAATCTCCATTCGAATTACAGACCATTATTATTAAGTAAACATTTAGGATTGACAATATGAAATTCCGTGTCATTGTGGCAGATCCACCATGGTCGTTCCATGATTCTCTCAAAATGTCCGACGTGGCAAGAGGGGCTTCCTCCAATTACCAGGTCATGACAAATTCTGATATTGAACGGCTGCCCGTAAAAGACTTTATCTCGCCGACCGGGACTGTCTTGGCTCTCTGGGTTCCATCCTCCCTGTTACAAGAGGGATTGAACACCATGAAGGCTTGGGGATTCGCACACAAGCAGACGTACGTGTGGGTGAAAGTTAAAAATGATCCACTTAAAAATTTGCGCAGTTTATTCCTTGATGTGTGGAAAATACAAGATGCATTTAAAGAACAAATTTCTGTTACCAAGTTCTTTAAAAATATGAAGAAATCTATTCTGTCTATTACCGATTTCAATAAATTAAGAGATGTTTTGGCTTTTGGGATGGGTCGATTGTTTAGGCAGACTCACGAAATATGTTTAATAGGCACTAGCGATAGTAAGATATATAAAGCACTGAAGAATAAGTCACAGCGTTCGGTTAGTTTTGCACCCAACCTGAAGCACTCTTCCAAACCCGAGGATCTGCAAGATTCCTTGGAGATTATGTTCCCCAGCGGTAATAGGCTGGAAATGTTCGCACGTAGGCATCGTCCAGGGTGGACCTGTCTAGGTAACGAAATTTGCAATGGCGAGGATATCAGGGACTCGCTGGCAAAATTAAAAATACCAAAACCTTGACAATTTAATTTCGGAGGATTATTGCTGTCATCATGAGTAAGAAAACGTTATTACTAAATGCTAGCTACGAGGTGCTTTCTTTCATTCCAGAAAGGAAAGTCTTCAAGCTCTTGTTTAAAGACAAGGTAGAGGTCATCTCAGCTTGGGACGAGTATATCATCTGGGGTTCCGGAAGATTACAGCACCCTTCTATTTTGAGATTGAAGAATCATGTTAAGAGAAACTACTTCAACTCTAACTTCAGTCGTAAGGCTTTGGTTAAAAGAGATAGAAGCACTTGTCAATACTGTGGCAAGAAGCTAACGGCATCTCAAATCACCATCGACCACGTCTTGCCTCGCGCTCAAGGGGGTATTACGTCGTTTACCAACTGTGTGGTTTGCTGCCAAGTCTGTAACAATAGAAAGGCAGACAAGACGCCAGAACAGGCAAACATGGTTTTGTTAAAGAGACCAACGCATCCGTCCTTCTCTGCACATCACTATGTCGCTGATCCACAAGAACATTGGCATAAGGATTGGGACGATTTTTTGGGTAACTCCTAATCAACTGTAATTAGTTGATTAGATGGTGATTTACCCGGAGAAATGTCATTTTCTCAGAAAAGATGGACTAATTGCATCGGTTGGAGGGGATAATGTGAAGAATATTATCCCTTTTAACCATGCAATATTACAGAATACTATATAGTCTCCCTCGATATATAGGACTGACCATGACCAAGGTAAGCTGTAATTGCATTGTATGCGCTCAAGAATTTGATCCAGATGAACTACAGAACGTAGCCTTGTCTGCGATTAATGTCACTCCGTTTAAGGTTTGTGAGGCTTGCCTCAACGAATCTAATCCAGAGGACGATTATGCTGAAGTGCGTAAAATTGTCAATTCTTACCTGAATTTTTCACAGGCGAAGACTCTATTTGCCGAGGTCAAGGATATTCTAGATTCCAGAAAAAAGTAATCACAGCTCTATAATGATTATGTGTGACTCTTCTTTTTCTTCATCTTGCTTCGGCACTTCTTGAAGTGGAGGACCAACTTCTATGTATAGAGGTTGAGGCTCATTTTCTTTCTTCTTGGTCTTAGGATCATGAATGAAAGGATAGAATGTATTCATAATAACCTCCGCAACTAATATGCAAGAATAGTTATATGCTCTGTACTAATTGCTCTAAGCTTGCACTCCTTTATACTAACAAAAAATGTGTCCGCTGTCAAGGTGACGTATTTAATAACCTTTCGGTTTTATGTGAGTCCTGTTCCGCCTCCTCTCAACAGTGTACCGTTTGCCTAAAAAAGGTAATTTCGGCGGCTCAACGAGCTGCCAATCGAGGCTGTAACTGCGGAGGCAAGTAGTTATATAGGTAAGAGATGATTATCATAAATAACGAAGCAGCTTTACGAGTGAAGTGCGAGGACGTGTCTCCCGAAGAAGTGGGTCAATTGATTCAGACTTTGGAGGCAGAACTAGACTACGCCAATAAATTGGGCAAAGGCGGCATTGGATTAGCTGCTCCACAAATTGGTATAGCCAAGAACATTGCTATTGTTCGACTTGGCAGAAATTCGGAATTCAACGTTGACTTGGTCAACTGTAAGATAGATAAGGGATTTGATCCCGCCGTTTTTAAGGACGAAGGATGTCTATCTTTCCCTGGTCGTGTGGAAACAACTACACGATTTCAAGAGGTACATATTGTCAATAATCTAGTTTATCCACATACTTTTGTGGCAACTGGATTGATGGCTGTCGTCTGTCAGCATGAGTTGGATCATCTTAATCAAACTTTGTTTATGGACAGAAAGCTGCCACCTGTAGCGCCCGTGGTCAGTAAGAAGAAGTCCGGGCCAAATGAGCCTTGTCTATGTGGCTCTGGCAAGAAAACCAAGAAATGCTGTAGGAGGTAATCCATGAATAAACAAGAAGCCGAAGAACTAACTAATAGTCTACTAATTGCAGATGCTTTATTGCGCCTCCGAGCCATTGAGAATCTCCTTGTCGCCAAGGGAGTTTTTACTCAGGAAGAGTTTTCTAAAGAGATGGAAGTTATTACCGCCCAAATTGCTAAAAGTCTTCTACAAAAGGCTAATGTGCCAGGCGACCTTGATGAACTTATCAAAGGCTTGCAAGAACAAAGTAAAAAACCAACTGGTAACTAATGTTATTCATTACACAAGAATCTGAAATATCTTCCCCAATTGCCATTAAATCACTGTATTTCTATGCTTCTTGGATGCCTTATCATAAAAAAATGATGGTTATGATAGATAAAATGGAGCAAAAATATAAAGAAATTGAGTTTTTAGCCATTGATGTAGACTATTTTAAAGGATTATGTAAGAGATTTAATATAGAGTCTATTCCCACCATATTGATAATTAATAAGGGTGAAGAGTTAAAAAGGATTAATGGCTTGATTATGACCAGCGCCTTGAAAAGCGCGTTTGCTGATATATGTAATTCTTGAATACTATTTACGGAGAAATACCATGACTAAAAAGACAGAGAAGAAACCAGTAGTTGTTGAGGCTCCTACCAGACCAACTTTCGAGCAATTAGCTGCTGACACCGAATCTGGTAAAATTTGGGATGAAATCAAAAACAAAAACATCGAAATGTTTGCTTTGCCTGATCAAAGGGTCTGGCAACATTGTGAGCCTATTTTGATTGAGCCAACCAAGCTATATTTGCGCACTCGTTCTTCCTCGGTGCTGCCTTCGTTAGAAACAGCCTGTGGAAAAGGTTATGTAGTGGAACTACTAGACAAGTATGTAACAGTAACACGTGCAGTTACCCCTCTAACCCAAAGATAATAACATGCCATTTGACGAAGAAGACAACGACCAGCCATCTCTTCAGTCCCAGAAATTAGGATTGAAGAAAGTTAGTACTCAGAGTTCTATTTTTGATTCCATGCCCAAAAAACCATCTCCGGAGGAGTTTGAGCAACAGGTGCAAAGAGTTCAAGAGCGCGGCTCTTCTTTTAAAGCTAAAACGGCTGATTTAGCTGTCAGATTTTATAGGACGATGGCAGATAAGACTTTAGCCTCAAACAAAAACATGTTCCAGAAAGAAGTGGAAATGGAAATGTTGAAGGACATGATTAAATTGGCTCAGGAGATTAATGCTCATCCTCTTGAAAGAGAGGGAGAGGGATCTCTGAGTCTTATTACTCTGTTAATGAAAACTGTTTTCAATCAAAGAGACAAAATTAATGCTCTGGAATATTACGTGGTGCAATTAGAAAAGAAAGCTGACCCGGCATATCTTTCGGATTTCGTATCAAAAGAAATTGCCAAGGCGCTTGACAAACAGAAGAAGAGTGAATAAGTTTACCATGATAACCAAAGAAATGTTGTTGTCCCTCATTTCTGAGGAAAAGGATAACTTTAGCAGGTATTCACAACTATGCGCGATGTACCAGATACAACCGGACTCGATGGCTATGGCGAGGAACCAGGGGAGACTGGAAATTCTTCAGAGGCTCTTACAGGAAAAGCCTTTTACCAAGACTTGATCCGTCGAGCTAATACAGTTCCGCTTAGTAACATATTCAGACATTACGGCATTCGTGTGGCGAATACCCAGTGCACTATCATTTGTCCATTCAAATCCCATAAGGGTGGTCGAGAGAATTCGGGCTCTTTTACTTATTATCCCCACACCAATAGTTTTTTTTGTTTCGGTTGCAAAATAGGCGGACAACACTCTCACGGATGTGAATTCATGGCTGCTATGGAAAGTATTTCCAGAGCTAAAGCCGCTTACAAAATTCTACAATTATTTGCCTCCGATGCAAGCGAAGGCGAAGTGCTAGAAGGCGAGAGTTTTTCGGAACGCCTAGAAATCATGATGGATTTTTCCAACACCGTACGTCAATTTCGACAGGAACATTTTGATGAAAAAGCCTTCGCATTCATTGAAAAAATCTGCGTGGTATATGATGATGTACATCTCCGACACAAAACGCTTGACAATGAGGCACTCCGCCGAACTGTCGAGGCGCTCAAAGGAAAGATAAAGTCTTATACATGTCTCACGCCATAATTCTTGGCGACGTCCATTTAGGGAAGGGCATCAACATCGGTAAAACGGGCGTTGGTTCCAACTTAAATAGTAGAGTCGCAGACCAATTAAATCTTCTGGATTGGACTTTGGAGCAGGCGATAGAACGCCATGCTGACAGTATTATCATCACTGGTGACGTTTTTGAAGACCCCAAACCACATCCATCTTTAATTACCTTCTTTCTAGCTTGGCTGAAAAAGTGTCAAGCTTATGATATTCACGTCTACATTATCATGGGCAACCATGATATGCTACGTAGTGGTTCTTCTTTTACTTCCTCCCTAGATATCATTAGCGAAGTAGAGCTGGATAACGTTAGTGTTTACAAAGATATCAATACCGTCATGATTGGGGCTACCGCATTTACGCTGGTACCATTCCGTGATAGAAAATCTTTCAGTGTTTCTTCTAATGCCGAGGGCGTAGACATCTTAAGGGAAAGCTTCAAGTATGAGCTAGCTGGCATCCCAGTTACCTACAAGAAAATTATGATTGGACACTTGGCGATTGAAGGCTCCATCCCCATCGGCGATGAAATCGACGACATTGCTAATGAACTGTTCTGTCCGTTAGATATGTTCACCGGCTACGATTATGTTTGGATGGGACATGTTCACAAGCCACAACTGATGAAAAAAAGTAAGCCATATGTAGCCCATATTGGCAGTATGGATATCTCTAATTTTGGAGAAACTGATCACAAAAAATACATCGTTATCGTTGATTGTGATTCTGGTGCACCTGATTTTACTATTGAGCATCTGCCAACTCGTCCTCTTATTAAACTGAATATCACGGTTCCCAAGGATACGGTTGATCCTACTGCTTACGTGCTAGAAGAGATTGAGAAGGCAGATACAGAATTTGGTCGCTCTATTGTTCGAGTGGAGGTCTCCCTCGCCGCCCCCGAATTGAAATCAGTGAGCAAATCAGCTATTGAAAAGTTCCTAACAGAAAAGGGAGTCTTTAATGTTACCGGCATCTCAGAGTCCAAAAAGATTGCTCTGATTAAAAAGGATGGTACGAACACTATTGACACCAAAATGGATGTGGCATCTGCTATTAAAACGTACGCACAGACGTACGTGGACGCGCTTGCGCGTGATTCTTTTATAGAATTAGCGATGGATATCTATAAAACCTATAAAGCTGAGGCGAAAGAATGAAGCCAATCAGACTCTACATCGAAAACTTTGTGTGTTACGAAAAGGGCTTCATCGATTTCCGAGAATTTAGCTCCGCCCTTATTGTGGGTAGGAAAGAAAACAATGACATGTTTTCCAATGGTGTTGGTAAGTCCACCATCTTTTGTGCCCTGGCTTACGTGCTCTTCAACGAATCTGATGTACCTCTGGAGAGACTAATTAGAGATGATACTAACGCCTGTCAAGTGGTATTAGATTTTATGATTGGCGATCAAGAGTACCGTCTAGCTCGCTCTCGAACTAAGAAGGGCAGTACCGATCTAACTCTGTTAGAAAGGAATACAGTGTCAGGTACCGATGATGAAGTATATCATACGATAGTGGCTGACTATGAATCTCCGCTGATGGGTAAGAAAAAAACCGAGAAGTTCTGGAAAGATAAATCTGGTAGTCGTGCTGGAGATACCGAGAAAGATCTGGCTAAGCTGATCAAGATTAACTATAAATCTTTCTTGAGTACAGCTTTGTTTCCTCAGAACGATATGGCAGGTTTGGCTACTGCTACCCCAGAAAAACGTAAAGGCATTCTAAAGGATGCCCTTAATCTGTTGGTATACACCAAGCTGGAAAAACTAGCGAAAGATAAGTCTAGTGCTCTTCTTAAAGAGATTGAGAAAAACACTATCCTGAAGGATAATTTGGGTCAGCCTCAAAAAGAATTATTAGAATTGGTCAAGCAGTTAGCGTCGGTCGAAAAAACCCTAGAAGAAAAAACGTTGTTGCTAACCGATGTTAACACCAGACAGGCGGAGCAGACCAATAAGGTTAATGAGTTAGTTAATACTCATGCTAACCTAGAAGGTAAATTCGCTGCCCTGTTGACACAGGAAAAAACTATTCTGGCAGAAAAGAATAAACTAGAGATCTCTGTTAAGGAGTATCAGTCTAAAAAAACCAATGTCAGTAAAGCCGCTCGTGAGATGGTTTTGGAAATCAATGACCTAAAGGAACAGCAGACTAAGCTAGCGGTTATCGACTATTCCCAGGCTGACATTTTGAATGAGACTATTGCTGCCTTGAAAGAGCAAGTTACTCAACATAACGTCAATATCAAAAACAAAATGGAAGAGTATGAGGATCTCAAGATTCCTCTGCCTAGCGGAAGTGTTTGTAAAAACTGTCGCAAACCCATGACGGATAAGGACAGAAAAGATCATAAGGTTCATATCGCCAAAGATATGGAAGCCTTGCAAACTAGCATGCAAGATTCTAAGAAAACCATTGTTGCTCTTTCTGCCGAGGTATTGACTCATCAGCAAGTGGTTAATGGTCTCAATTTATCTAAACAGCAATTAGAAGGCATCAATACCAAAATCTCTGCCAAGAACAAAGAAATCTTGGACAAAAAGGCTTTGCATGATGAATATGCGACGCTGCTGAATAAATTCACCACTGAACTGGGTGGCAAAAGTATTGAACTAGAGCTGGCACAAACAGAACTCAAGAACTCTTCTATTGAGGAGGCTAAAACTTTGCAGCTTCAGATTGAGGCTGAAAAGAAAAAAATTGCTACTATAGTGGTAGAAACGAATCAGCTCAACAAGGAAATTAGCCATTTCAATAGCAATAAGGCGGTGGTACAACATACCATTGATCAGAAAACTAAGGACCAGCTTAAAAAGCAAGAGTTAGAAAAGGCGTTGGCAGAGCTAGTGGATAGGCTAAGTACATATCCGTCTGTCATCCAAGCTTTTTCCTCCACTGGCATCCCTAACCTGATTATTCAAAATGTTTTGGATGATTTGCAGATTGAGGCTAACAACTTACTGTCGCAGTTGAAGCCTGGTTTACAGCTTTCCTTTTTCATTGAGAAAACCAAGGGCGACGGCGACCAAGCCGATACGCTGGATATTAACTACCATATCAATGGTAAAGAACGATATTACAAACAGTTATCGGGCGCTATGCAGTTAGCAGTAGCTTTCAGTCTTAAACTGGGTTTGTCATTCCTTTTACAGAAGATGATTGGCACCGATATCAGGTTCCTATTACTAGATGAAATTGACCAGTCTTTGGATAAAGCTAGCGTAGATGCCTTTGCTGATATTGTAAAGTTTTTCCAAAAGGAATTCACCATCCTAATTATTACTCATAACGACAGATTGAAAGATAAATTCTCGCATGCTATATTGGTGGAACAAGATATCAATATGGTATCCAAAGCAAGAGTAGTGTCCTCTTGGTAAGGAGTTTGTATGTACAAAATAGCAATTTGTGGGAAAGCCAATACTGGTAAGAATACAGTGGGCAAACTGTTATTTAAACAATTGTATGATCTGAAATTTGATTATACTAAAGGTCCATCAGAATCTTTTTCAGGCATGAAGTATATGGCATTCGCCGATCCTATCAAAGAAATGATTCGTATTGCTTATCCCGAGTTGCCAAGAAAATATCTGTATGGTTCCTCTAAATTCCGCGCCGAACCGATACCGGGAGCCTTCAAAAACGGTGTTCCTCTAACCGTACGTCAGTGTCTCATTGATATTGGTAATGATTTCGGTCGTGCCAATAAGCCAGATATTTGGCTTCGTAATTTTGATAACAGACTTAGCAAGGTTGTCAAAAAAGGTATTAGTTTGGTAGTAGTGACTGATGTTCGTTTTCGTAACGAGTTTGACCATCTGAAGACGTTGGGGTTTTATCAAATTCGTTTACTCAGAGATTCTCATCTAAAAATTGATGATATTAGTGAAACTAACCAAGACGGAATTCGTGATGATGAATTTAGTTATGTACTACATAATAATAGTACGATAAAAAATCTAGAGTTAGAGGTTTCTCAGATTGTTTCTCAGCTAAAATAAGTATATTTTGACATATACTCAAGATGAGCATAGATGGCTTAAAAGAAGAGTATGTTCCGAAGTATTCGGCTAACGGAGAGCAAAAGTTTTATCGTTATCTGTTGGTGTCGGCTTTGAACAAACTGGTTCTCATCGAGAGGGGATTGTACAAAGGTACTACCCCAGATTTGGAATTTTTAGATTATCATGATCGCTTCATAATCTTGTATAGAAGGGAAGGGGATGAGATTTACCTCCGGGTAGCCCGTCTTCTTCGAAAAGCGGCTCATAAAATCTATCGCATAATGCTAAAGAAAAAGATGACCGTAGCTAATGCAAAATTTCTAAATCTGGTATAAAATGGTAGTAATCAGCGTAACAGTCACCCAGTCGGATGAGCAAATTGTGGCAGGAATCCCTAGAACGGTATCGATTTCTACCAATGTACCGGCTTCTATTTTTTACACTCTAGATGGTAGTATTCCTACTCTCTTTTCCACAATGTACACTGGACCTATCTTTTTGTCCAAGACCAGTCTCAGCATAACTTTAAACATTCTAGCTACCAACGGGGTCGACTCCTCCCCAATCGTGACCGAAACCTTTATTACAAATATGGTGGAGGGCACTAACGTCCGTATTGCGCATTCCGGTACCGATGCTCTTCCAGGCTCCAATCTGCCTGACCTGTATCCTTTTGGTACCAATCCGGTCATGCCCAATCAAGATTTTACCAATCCTGCTGACGCTGGTATTACAGTAGATAATCCAGCGTTACCCGCCACCTCTACTGGATTTGATGGTAAGGGTAATCCAACGGGTTTCACTAATCAATCATTCGATCTAACTAACTATAGTATTAAATATTCTACCACAGACCGTGAAGGACAAATAGGTCCGGGTATTGGTAATTTACCAGCCTCTTTCACGATTGAAAAAGAGTCAGCTCCACCGGAAAGTACTAACATCAATAGTAATATGTTTGACCCAAGAGCTTTTGTCATTTTTCAAGATTCTACTACCGAGAATCCTGGTGACCCTCCGCACATCAATCGAATGCATTTCTCTCTAGAGAACCCAGAAAAAGCTAGAGACGGCAATCACTTTTTCAATAGTGGTTTAGATGCTCCGCCAGTTAGCGGTACTTTTTTGAGATCACATTTTAATCCAAGAACCAATATGATGACTTATTATTATTTGGATAGTTGGACTAATAAATGGATTATCTCTACTCAACCATATGTTCAAAATGGAACCTTCGATGGTAACTTATCTGGAGTAGCAATGTCTACGAGAGAACCAGGGTCTAAATACGTATTCGAATGGTTGCCATTCACTAGAAGAGTTCTATTTTAATTGAAATTGTTCGGACGCCGATATATAGATTGTACACCTATTATTTGAAAGAATAAAATGTCCGAAGAATTACTTGAAGAATTGCGCCTGTCGGTCAGCAAAACCAAAACTTTTGATGGCTGCAAGAAGAAATTTGATTTTTGTTACGTTCAGAAACTGCCTCGCAAGGATTGGGATTTCCATATCTTTGGCAAGTTCTGCCATTCGGTCTTAGAAACTTTTCATAAGACTTATTTAGAAGGATGTTTTCTACCTTACAACACCGTTATGGGAGATGCTTATAAAGCAGCCCTTCTGGAGTTCAAAGATAAGATGACCCCAGATATGAAAAAAGAGTGTTGGGGATTGATTGACAAGTATTTGCGATTAGTATCCAAGGATAAAGCCAATAAATTGCCGGCGAACGTAATTGCCGTAGAAAAAAGATTTGAATTTCCAGTCGCCAAAAACATTATCTTAAACGGGGCGATTGACAGAATTCAGTTGGATGCCGATAATGTTATACACGTGGCAGACTACAAGACCACAAAAAACAAAAAATATCTGAAGGATGATTGGTTCCAACTATTAACGTATGCTTATGTTATACATAAGGAAGACCCAAGCATTACGAAAGTAAGGGCGTCATACATTCTGCTCAGACATGATTTTGAGTATATTACTAGAGAGTTTACTCTAGCAGAGATTTTGAAAGTCAAAGATCAATACATTAAGTATGCTGAACAAATTGTGAATGAAACGGAATATAAACCGAATCCAACCGCACTTTGCAACTATTGCGATTATCTAAGTCTTTGCCCAGAAGGTAAGACCAAATCTTTCAATTCAAACACTTATGGCGAAGTAAGTTACTAAGAGGACCACATGCAAATTGAAGTCAAAGAAATTGAGCCTTGCAAACTAAGCATTCACTATGTAGCGGACGCTGAAGAGATTCTTAACAAACGTGGCGAGGTTATTGCCCACTTCAAAAAAGCTCCAGTCCCAGGTTTTCGTCCTGGTAAAGCTTCTGTCGATGCCATCAAGGTTCATTACAAAACTCAAATTGAAGAATCTCTCAAAAGAGCCTTGGCTGAAGATGCTTTTCATAATACCCTTTTCGAAAAGAAACTCCGCCCCCACGGCGCCCCAAGATTCAACTCCCTGCTTCTAGCAGATGGTAAGTTTACTTGTGATTTTGATCTACATACTAAGCCAGATTTCGAATTGCAGCCATATCAAGATTTGGAAATCCCTAAGCCACACGCCGATCAAACCACACTGGAACTGACGGAAAAAATGCTACAAGAGCTAAGGATTCGTTTTGGTGAAGCCGTACCGTATAACGAAACCGACTTTGTACAAAATGGTGACAATGTCATTGTTGATTACGAAGGCTCTGTGGATGGCGAAAAAGTAGATCATTTATGTGCCGTTGGTGAAATGTTGACGGTAGGTGCTAGCAATCTTACGCAATTCGACGATAATTTGCTTGGAATGATTATGGGAGAAACCCGAGAATTTGATTTAGTGGTACCTGACGCAGGGCTACCCTCTTTGGTAGGTAAAACGGTTCACCTCAAAGTAACTTTGAATATGGGGTCTAAGACTACGCCATGTCCACTAGATGATACTTTGGCTCTTAAGTTTGGTAAGAAAGACTTTGCAGAATTGAAAGCTTTTGCTTCCGGCACTGCCGAAGCCGCCATTCAAAACAAGAGCAAACAAAACATCAATGAAGCTGTGGCTGGCAGATTAGTGGAATCAAATAAGTTTGATGTTCCTAATTGGCTATCATTATCTGAAGCCCAATATTTGGTGCACAATGCCAAATTAGATTGGAATATACTATCAGATCTTGATAAAGAAAAATATATCGAAATGGGAGCTAAGAATGTAAAGCTTTCTCTTATCTTAGATAAGATTAGAGAGTCTAATCCTGAAGCTCAATTAACTGACCAAGAGGTTTTTGAAGTTTTGAAGCATAATCTAGCCAAGACTCAAGTTAAGCAACCATTAGACGAAGTTATTCAGCAAATGAATAAAACGGGATATTTACAGATTTTGTTCTCTAGAATTAGAGACGAACACACGATGGATTTCATCACAAAAACAGTTAAACTAGTTGAGTAAGGAGTTTTAACATGGGCAAGAAAAAAGCAGACGCAGCACCAGGGACGTTTCCAGAGAAGTGGCACAAAGTAATTGAGAAGCTTCCAGAGTTCAAAGATACGGCTGATGCAGCCAGTGTGGATGAGCTGAAGAAGATTATTGTTACTGCTGAAGGTAACATTTATACTATCGAGCAAGAAAAAGAAGCCGATGAGAAACTCAATGCTGCTAAGGCATTGGTGAAGGATTATTCCGAACCTCATCGTGATGCCATCAAAGCTCAGACAGCTAAGATTAAGTATGCCGTCTTCCTGTTAGAGGGCAAAGGCGTTGAGATAGATAACAAGGACTAAGATGAAGGTGGAACGATTTACGATACAAGCGTGTTGTGGATCAACGGTGTTGATCTTTAGAACAGATCAACCCGTCACCAAAAATCATCTAGAAGCACTCAAGAAGCTAGGCTTTAGCGAGTCTGTGAATTTTACAACAGCCGGAATCCTATATGTGGATAATCCGGACTTTACAATAACGGGTCCTCTCGGGTCCGATAAATTGACTGTAAGATGTAAACACAAAGAGTGCACCCAAAAACTCAATGATTTGGAGGTGTTACTTCAGCAGCTGGGGTGAAACATGGCGAATTACAGCATAAACTCTATTGAGGACCTGAGACGTAAAGTAACTCAAGTACACGAATACATTGCAACTTCTTATCATGAAGCCGGGCATACCATTTACGGCTTACTTCATTTCATGAAAATTGAATCAGTTTACGTATTTGAACATAAAAAGTCCAAGAGAATCGAAGGTTTTACTCATTATGAGTCTCCGCCTTTGAAAGAAATTACGGATAATAGTCTGTTAATGGACCGTGTTTTAGCTGAAGTTTGTTTATCTTACGCTGGTTTGGTAGCTGAAAAACACCAATTCAAGCTCTTTTCTGGTTCCGATAAGTTCCCGTCTTTTCTAAAAGACGGATCTTCCAATGACACGATGGAGGCGGCAACGCTAATTAAAAAGTATAACGTGGCGCCACCTGGAAGAAAAAGATACGAATTCAAAAAGAAAATGATTAAGAAGGTCTCTTTGGAATTGCAGGATAATTGGGACGCGGTTACATTAGTAGCACACGCATTGTTCCAAAAGAAAAAGTTATATTTTGCAGATTTGAAAGAGCTGCTAACTAAAAAGACCAAGAACAAAAAGTTCTGGAAGGAACAATTTAAGACTCTAGCCACCATTTACGATTTTGACGATGGGCTTTATCGTTTTCCAATCAGCATTCTTACCCATCATTAATCACCGTATTCCCTGATAAAGCATACGCAGCCTATCCTTAGGCTGAACAGCTCCATACGTGAGTCGATATGCACTTTGTCATAATACACAACCAATAGGAAAGTACTATGACCGATTTTGTCTCGCTCCATAATCAAACCGATTTTTCCATTCTTGATTCTCTCATTTCGCCCAAAACGCTTTTTTATCGCGCCAAAGAATTAGGGCAGACAGCCATTGCAATCACTGACCACGGCACTTTAGCAGCCGCCTGGGATGCCCTCAAAGCTTCCAGAGAAACTGGTGTCAAACTGATTATGGGCTGCGAATGTTATTTCGTCGATGATGCCACCAACGTAACCGACAAATTTCGTCATGTTGTTCTGTTGGCAAAAAACGCAGTAGGCTATCGTAACCTGCTCACCCTCAACAAAAAGGGTTTCGATCAGGGTTCTTTCTTGGGGAAGCGCGTGTATCCAATTGTGGATTGGAAATTATTAGCACAACACGCCGAAGGACTTATTTGTCTAACGGCTTGTGGTAATGGTATCATCAATCAGTTACTGATGAACAAGAAATTTGAGGAAGCAGGGCAGACACTACTTCGATTGAAGGTTTTATTTGGTGACAATTTGGGATTGGAAATCCAACCCAACAACATGAAACGTGGTGGGAACATCTACAACGATGAGATCGATCAACAGTTTCTCAATCGCCGACTTATTGAGCTGGGCAAAACCCACGGCATCAGGGTAGTACCGGCATGTAATGCTCACTATATTAAGAAAGAAGACTCAGATACTCATGATGTCTTTCTGGCTATTGGTTCACATCAACCAAAGTATTCTAATTTTAGACTCCGATACAATGTGCCTGATTTTTATCTGAAGACGGGCGAGGAGGTAGTGAATTTCTTTGCCAGAAATTATGGGGAAGAATTTGCTAAAGAAGCCTGTGCCAACACGACTTACTTTGCCAGCTTGTGTGAGAAACCGGATTGGATTGACCCTAAGTTCTCCAATCCATCTGGGAAAGAATTGCCAATCTTCCCAGTCAAAGATGAACCAGATTATGCGGAGTTTTTAGAGTGGGAACTAAAACAACCTGAAGATGTCCAAAGGTTGGATGAAGATAAAGTCTTTTTGCGATATAAATGTGAGCAGGCTTTTGAATCCAGAATCAAGGGTATCAACGACGAGAATCGTAAGCAGTATCAAGATCGATTGATAGAAGAGTTGGATGTTATTGAGTTTCACGGATTCTCCAGCTACATGCTCATCGTGGCAGATTTTATTGACTGGGCACGCAAACACGATATTGCCGTTGGAGATGGTCGAGGATCTGTCGGTGGTTCGTTGATTGGATTCTTATTAGGAATTCATCAAGCGGATCCCATCAAGTATAACTTGATTTTTGCTAGATTCCATAACAAGGAAAAGTCTAGCTTTCCAGATATTGATACAGACTTTGCTCCCAGCGGGCGAGCTTTGGTACAGGAATATCTGCGTAAAAAGTATGGAGAAGACCATGTGGCTCACGTATCTAACGTCAATACCATCACGCCAAAGGTATACGTTCGAGACATCGCCCGTGCCTGCGAGATAGGCGGCTCCAAAGACGAAGCGATTAGAATCGGTACAGAGGCAGCAGACTGCATCCCAGCAGACATTCATTCTATTGATGATGCCTTGGCTAAGGTGCCATTGTTTGCTGAGTATTGCAAAAGATATCCTCAATTCATAGAGTACAAAAGCATTTGTGGTAAGTATCGTGCATGGTCGACACACGCAGGTGGTATTATCATTTCAGCTCGACCTTTGACTGGATTGATACCACTTAGAAAAGATAAAGATGGTTCTCTTGCCATTGAGTATGATAAAGACAAAGCCGAAGAAAACGGATTGGTCAAGATGGATACTTTGGGTCTATCTACTTTGGATATCATTGGTGAGACCTACAAGATCATCAGGGCTCGTGGTAAAGTGCCACCTCCTGATCCGTTAGATTACGATGCTCCTGATAAGGAAGCTTACGACCTAATTACCAAGGGAGATACTTTCTGCGTGTTCCAGTTGGGAACCAGCGGAGGCACCATTGATTTATGCCGTCGTATCAAACCAGAAAACATCAACGACTTAGCCAACATCAATGCTTTGGCGAGACCATCAGCTCGTGATATGCGCAACGACTTCATCAAGACCAGAGATGGTGAGAAGAAGATGACGTTACTACATCCTAAACTAGGAAGAGCTTTCAATAGCACTTATGGTTTCGGCTTGTATGAAGAGTGTCTGATGTATTTGGCACAAGACGTGGCTGGTTGGAGTTTACACTCAGCTGACCGTTTGCGTAAACTGACTAAAGAAAAGGGTAAAAACCCCAAGAAAGCTCAGGCATGGAGAACGGAATTCATTGAAGACGCTATCAAGCAAGGTGTTAGCGAGCCCATTGCCAAACGTATCTGGGATGAAGTTGTAGATAAGTTCCAGGGCTATGGTTTCAATGTATCTCACGCTGTATTGTATTCCATGACGGGATTCAAGACCGCAGCATTAAAGGCTCATTTTCCAGTAGAATTCTTATTGGCTAATTTGATGGCTGAAGTTAAATCCAACAATCCAGATGCCAGAGGCAATATTGAGAAAATCAAAAAAGAACTAAGGGGTCATAAAGTTAAGATTCTTCCACCAGATATCAACACCTCACAGTTGACTTATACCATTAGTGATGGTAACAAACTATTGACGGGACTGGATGCTCTTAAGTTTGTCGGCGAGGATGCTATCAAGGACATTATTGAAAAAAGACCATTCAACAGTTTCTTTGATTTCATGGCGAGAGTAGATTCCAAGAAGGTGAGAGCCAATAGCATTCAAGCTTTGGCATCAGCCGGTGCCATGGATTCTTTCAAGATTCCTCGCAAGCTCATCTATCTATACTGCTCAGATTATCGTAAGAAATTACAGGTCTGGTTGAAGAAGCATGATCCGAAAATTGATCAGTTTGTTTATCCTTGGCCTGCCGAAGCTGATTGGAAACTATCGGAGCTATATGCCATGGAACAGTTCTTCTTGGGAGAATCTTTCACTTGTAAGCCACCGGATGCATATGGCAAGTTCTTTAAAGATAATCATGTGACCATTTATGAAATCAAGAAAGCTAAAGACAAAACCAAACTATCTCCCATCAAGGGAATTGTTAGGGGTTTCTTTGAATTCAAGGTTAAGAAAGAAACTAGCAAATATTATGGTCAATCTATGATCAAAGCCATTCTGGAAGACAAGAATGGTGATCAATGCAGTTGTACTATCTTTCCAGATAGATGGAAGCAGGTACAAGATCGTATCAAAGAGTTACATTCTAAGGCTGTGTTTAACTCAGGAATTGCCTTGTGTTTTGCCGGCAACACCAATAACTATGAAGATGATATCGGAATCATTTTGGATGATTTGTATAATGTGGCAGATATTCCAGCACTGCCCGCTGATTTAAAAGCCAAGAAGGTTAATTTGAAAGAAGCTAAGGCGAAATTAGCCAAGGATACTACTGAAAAGCCTAGTGAATCCAAGGATTTATTGGAAGAAATCGAGGACATGCTTTATGACGAAGGACTTATCGATTTAGATGACGAGTCCGAAGATGACTGATATATACGATATCAGATAATAATAAAATCGACTGAAAACACCCTTAAAGTCGAAAAATGATATAAATGATAGTATCTGTATATGCATAACGAGGAATGAAGTCATGAAGCTAAAAGATTGGGCAGATAAACAGGGAATTTCTTACTTGACGGCGTGGCGCTGGTTTAAGGCGGGAGACCCTCGTTTGTCACATGCATACCAATCTGATTCGGGCACGATAATTGTGCCTGAGGATAATGATTCCTCGGAGAAGTCAATGGGTATCACTCAATCTAATGATGTAATGTCTATGGTTCTTAAGAAGACCGTAGAACTCAGCAAAAACAATTCTTCTATTGAAGATTTTGCTGCTTGGATTCTTTCTACTTTCAATCTCAAATTAAACACTGTGAATGAAGGTCCTAGATACTCCAGAAATAAACCAGCGCCTGAGATGGTTCAAAACCATTTCAAGCAGTTCCTAAAGCCAAAAGGTGATAAGCCAAAGCCAAATATGTTCGTTGCAGAGCCAGAAGCTTTCGATGATTTGATGGCAAAAGCTGATGACCTGACCACTCAGGAATTGGTAGATGAAATTCACAAGATTGGTGCAGAGGGTGGCGTCTCCGTCAACCCAACCGATGCTCCAGAAGTGGGAGAATTAATGAAAGATCTTTCTGCTTTTATCGATCCTTCATTGAAAGCTTCCAGCGTGAAGTTCTACAATGAAAACAAATTTACTGAAGGCGGCGTTACAAGAAGCGTTGATTTAACTCCACAACTCAACTATACCGGCTCGACTAATTCCGCCTTCAGTAATAACTCTTTGTCTGTGGCAAGTACCCTTGCAGACGGCGGAAGCGCCTTCAATAGTGTGTATGTCAGTGCTGATGTTTCTGGACCGAATACCTTCGGCGGCACCAGTATAGCCTCTCATTTTCAACCAACTCAAAAAGAAACTGAGTTAGTTGCTCGTGCCACCGAGCTTGTTGATAAAAGAAGAAGAGGCAGAAAACCATCCAAGATTACAGGAAATAAATAATGAAGCTCTTTAAAGCTATTGGTGCCTGGTTCCGTGCCAAGTATATCGGAATCGTAGAATATGTGACTCTTTCTCTATTAGCCATCACTGGTAGATATGTTCGTAAACTCATCATTCTAAAAGGTAAAGATCCAGATTATGTGGCGCCTCCAGCACCACCTCCAGCTCCTCCTAAGGTCTATCCAGAATATAATCCATTGGAAGCTCAACAGAAACTGGCGACCTACTATACTTCTAAGAAGCCATCCTGGACTACTAGTTCGCAGGATTCCTGGGTAAAACAACCTAGTAAGCATCCAGTTTTGGCAGCTAGAAAACAGTTTGAGGAACATCTTATTGCTAAAGCTGCTGTTGTCGCCACAACTTCTGTTGTTTCGGAACCTCAGCCACCTTCATTGACACCAGAAGAGGCTAAGGAAATTCTACAACCATTAAATGACCCTGGTTTTGCATCAAAAGAGTGGCTAGAAGTTGTTCAGTCCGCAGCAGGTGAAGGAGAAGTCAAGTGAAAGCATTAACAGATTTATTACAAAAACATCCAGAAGTATTGAACAAATATGTTTCCATAGGTTTTGCCTTAGTAGACAAGACTGTTGCCCCAATTAATAAGTTCATGCAACATTTGATGGTAGTTCAAGGAATTGATCCTAACACCCAGCCTGGTGAAAAGGAAAGAAAAGCTCTTGAAGATATGTTGAACAATGTCGATGATTCGGAAGAGTTTGAGGAAAATTTTGATTTTGCTCCAGCATTGAAAGCTTTTGATAAGACCAACAAGAAGCTACAACATCTTCATCTAACTAAAGAAAAGTTCAAAGATTTGACTGATGTATCTCAATTGGGTGTAGCTCAGCCTTCATTACAGAGAACTAAGCCCGCTAAGATTTTCAATTCCGAAGGTTTATTGAATTCTGGTTCTCTCAAAGAAGCCCTTCAAACTCTCAAGAAATACGCTGAAGAATTAGAATTTGATAAAGACGAATCAACCCAGCTGTCTCCCAAATTAGCTAAAGCTCGTGAGTTAACACAACAAATGGTAGACAGAGGACTGTTAGATTCTAGTGTCAAAGCGTTTCAAGCTCAGGTAGATGAAATTCTAAAGTTCAGTGATGATGCTTTAACTTCATTAGAGAAAGTAATTTTAAGACACCCTAAGACAGAACCTAAAAATGCTACTTCTCGTCAAAGTGTAGCAGTGGGTAAAAACAAGAAAACTAGAGCTAAAGCTAAAGTAACTAAGAGTTTCAAAGGTTGTTTTAGAAGAGTGTCTGATAAAGAATAATCTCGTATAATATCTGAGGTAAAATGCCAATTAGAACGGTCAAACAATATACAGATAGAGGAAAGATTAAGGATTTAGTTGTCCGTTTGGGCGAAACTATTGTCCCAGAATCTGAACCATCTTCATCCGAACTTAGGATGAAGAAGCTGTATGAGTTTGCTCAGATTTGCAAAGACAAGAAATTGCAAGATGCCATTGGTTTTATTACGACAGATTACATTGCTGACAAAAACGCCATCCCGCTCAGTGCCTACCGTCTTAGACAGATGGTCGCTGATATAAAGTCTAAGTCTCCAGGAAAGATTGATGCGCTTGAGAAGCAATTTTCTGAATGTTTTGCTGAACCGTTGGATCCTGAAGCATTGGATTATCTAAACAAAAAGCATGCCCGAGTCAAGACCGCTAGTGTGCGAAAACCTCCTATTTTTTGGAGAGCGAGAAAATCATGAAGTGTATATCTTGTGAAATTGAAATCAATCCACAATGGACTCATGCCATTGATATCAATGTGTGCCCATTCTGTGGGAAACACATTATGGAAGAGCATTTAAAGAATTTATTTGCTACTCTTCGTGAGACTATGGATTCTTTGAAAGAATATCCTGAGCAAGTAAATGATTGGATGTTATCAAACCACAATTATATCAAAACAGATTCTCCTAACATTGGACAGTACATGCCAAAGGAGATGCTTAAAGAACTTAAGAAGATTGAAGATGATAAAGAATTCCTTAAGAAGAAGGAATCTCAGAAGTCTATTGTTAAGGTCAAGACCGAACAAGGCGAAGAGGATGTGCTGGTAGAAAAGATTCAATCGGAAGAGAAGACTAATGACTTCTTTAAAAGAGCCGAAGTTATCAAGCCACAGCAAACCAATCAACAACTTGGACCCAATGTTAGTCCCAGCTTTAACTCTCCAGCAGAAAAGACTCAACATCTTAAAAAGGTATTTCAACAAATCAAGAAAGCCGGCTCTCAGGGTCTAACGGATCCTTCTGGTGGTAGTATGATGCTTCCTGCCGGTATGATGGACCAAGCTGATCCAGAAGCGGTGGCAGAATTTCAACAGATGATTTCTGGTGGTGCTGAAGTGGCGTCTTCCCTAGATGCCGAGCTAGATGACGATTTGCCGGGTGGAGACTATATCTTGCAGGCTAACATCGCCGCCGCGCAAGGAAAGGCTGCTGGAGGCTCTGGAGGCGGAGCAAATGCCAAAGACATGGCACATCTACAAAGACTACAAGCCAAGGTATCTCAGGCTCGCCGCGATGTGGTCAATGGTACAGGAGCTAAAGGCTCATTTTCACGATCATAATTGAGGACGGTAAGTTATGTCCATTAAAGTAATTGACAATAAAAGAGTAGATATGACAGATGATGAGTGGGCTATGTACCTCAAAATCGTCAAATCATATACTACAGTTAATAACAAAGGTGAAGACCTATTCAAGAATCTGTTTGAAACGGGTCCTGATGGAATTATTATCTTTTTGAAGCCGCCTTCTACCTTTAGAACTAGCTTCGAAGTATTCTTATTTTTGATGAGTTTAATGCAGCACCAGCATCTTCGTTTGATGCACCAACAGGTGGACGACGTGTGCCAGCAGATGAAAGAAAAATTGAAGGACAAGTAATTCTATTTGTCGAGAGAAAGTTCACGATATTCTATATTACAGAAGGAAGACAACATGACCCAGCAGGTAAGACTTAGCGATTTTTTGGGCACGGAATTAGAGGAAGATTTTGCTAATTTCGATATGACTGAGATTGAGCAAGTGTTGGTAAATTTGAGAGATATCGATGCTATCGATTTGTCTCACGTAGAAATGCTACAACAGCAGTCTCTACGAGGAGCAGATGTGATTGCAGGGTATCTAGGTAAGATGGTAAAGACAATCGGTTATCTAGAAGCGAAAGTAAACAGTACAAAGAATAAAGTGTCTTTGGAGTACTCGGCGCCAGATGGGTCAAGGACGACAGTAGACATGAAAAAATGGGCAGGAGAAAGTTCGCCCGAAGTAGAAGCAGTACAAATTAAACTAGCATACGCTAAGGGAAGCAAGTTAGTCCTCGACCGCAAATATGAAATTTTGGTGAAGGCTCACCATCATTTTAAAGATATTGCCGCCGGGCTCCGCAAGACGATCCTCGGATATAGTCAGAGCACGACTAACGAGCCAGTCCCCAACGGCTATGAATGATGGGAGATAAAATGTCGAACAAATTAGATGCGTTTTTCAAAAGTTATGCTGACTCGGAAGAGCAAATAGATTTCAGAATGGCTCACGAAACTGTGGGCGAAAAGGTCCCAGTTATTTCGACCGGCTCCGCCGCACTAAATGATGCGCTGTCTTCTGGTGGTCTTCCAAAAGGAAGACTGATTCAATATTACGGTCCTACTGGAAGTGGTAAAACTTTGATGGCTATGATTGCCATGCTAGAAGCTCAACGCCAAGACCCCACTTCTCAACAGATGTTTATTGACGCCGAGCAAACTTTCGATCCCAATTGGGCAGAAGTTTTAGGCGTAGACACATCTCGTGTTATTCATGTGTTCGGTGATAAAGCGGCTAATGGTCGTAAGTGTTTTGAAATGCTTTTAGGTGTTCCAAAAGAAGATGCAAAAACTCACGTACTTAAAGGTAAATCTAAAGAAGGTTTACTAGATTTAATCAGTGCCAAAGAGTTAAACATTAACCTAATTGTTCTAGATTCACTAGGTTCAATTGTGCCTCCTGGAGAAGATACTTCAGTAGTTGGTAAGATGAACATGGCTTTGTTAGCCAGATTCTTAACGACCACTTTCAAGAAACTCACTTTAGAAGTTAGCAAAGCAAATATTCCTTTCATCATTATCAATCACAAGAAAGATAATATGGATCCTTATGGTGCCGACCATACTTATTCAGGTGGTAACACTTACGCACACACACTAAGTGCAAATGTCTATTTCGAAGCAGTACAACGTAAAGATGCAATGATTCTTGATGAGAAAGAGAATAAGGTTGGACATCCTTTGCGAGCTACTATTGAAAAATCTAAGTTTGGACCTTGGCCAAGAAAGTGCGAATTCAAAGTAAATTTTGGAATCGGTGTTATAGACACACACGAAGAAATCGGACGCTTGGCGCTAGACTACAACGTAGTCGTCAAGACTTCCAGCGTTTCTCATGAATATGGAGACCGCAAGTGGGTTGGTGAACCCAAGTTTTTTGAAGCTGTCAAGAGTGACCCTGCATTAGCAGCTGAGTTGTTAATGAAGGCAAATGAAGCTCGCGAAGCTAAAATGGAAGCCAAGAGACAAGAACAAATTGCTAAGAGAGCAGCTTTTGAAGCCGCCGCACAAGCTGGTATCACAACACTTGATGCTGATGGTGAAAAGAAGAAAGGGAAGAAAGGTAGCAAATAATGACCGAGAAAGATTTTGCAATAAGTGTAACTGCTGCTCCGCCAGTAGGACACATTTCTAAAAAGCCTTGTTATCTGATTACTCTCGAAGAGTCATCTGGTAAAGGCAAGAGCATTATTAGATTCATTGCGATAGATAAGCCGGCTTTTGAGACCACCTTCATTCAAGTTAAGGGCGTTTACTCTCTTCTGGGTGAAGAAGAAATCACCAAAAGATTTAGCGAGATTATTGCTTCAACTCCTAAAGAAGAAATTGTAGATATGATGTTTCCGTCTCATAGAGTTCATAGCATCAGAAGCCTTGTTTTTAACGCAAATAAACCCTCAACACTGATCAAATAATTCGATCAAAAAGTAAGAAAGTGAGTAATAAAATGGCATCTAATAGTAAGATAATCAATCGCAGAAATGCAGCGATTAGCCACGTCGATGACGTAGTTTTTCGAGGTATCTCTTCGGTGATAGAAAGACAATCTGCGGGCATTTGGATTGGTACAGTTACGAATTTGACAACGGCTCTTAACCGAGTTTTGAGCAAGAGACAAAGGACAATTTTACCAGGAAGTCCAGGCGCACTCAGAGTGGTAATTAATAGAGTGGTCAATAGACTACGCAATAGAGGTATCGGAGTAAGATTTAGCCGTTCCTCAGATCATACTAGAACTCGTTTCGTTAGATTTGCACGCTGATGTGCTAAAATAAAAAACGTCGTTTCGCTAAATAAAAAGTACCTTTGTGTACAGAAGATAAATATAGCAGGAGAATACAATGACTACATTCGGTGAAGTTTCTTATAATGATGATGTGTACGGTGGTTCAGATAACAAAAAGGGTGGAAACAACAAGGACTTGTTCCTTCGTTTGGCTGAAGGTTCCAACGAGCTAAGACTCGTAACCGCGCCTTTCCAATACCTTGTTCACAAGGTCAAGAAAGACCCAACCAATCCAAAAGATTTTGGACAGAAGGTTGGATGCTCTGCCCTTCATGGCAGCTGCCCACTTTGCGATGGTGGCGATAAAGCCAAGCCACGTTGGTTCTACGGTGTGATTGACCGTAAGACTGGAACCTATAAGGTGCTAGATGTTTCGTTTGCTGTCTTTTCAGCAATTCGTAAGCTAGCCAGAAACACTGCACGTTGGGGTGATCCAACCAAGTACGACATCGATATCGTTGTCGACAAAAACGGTGGACCAACCAACTACTACTCTGTGCAACCAATCTCCAAGGAGCCACTTTCTGCAACTGATCAACAGTTGAAGGACAACGCTGATTTGGACGATTTGAAGAGACGCTGCACTCCTCCAACCTTGGAGCAATTGCAACGTAGAGTTGACAAGATCATGGGCGTTGCATCTGATGCAACTGCCGTCGCCGCAGCTGCTGTAGCTGCTGCACCTCCAGCAACTGGCAAGAAGGCATCTGCGAAAGCAGCTCCTAAAGCCGCTGCTCCTGTGAGCATGACTGATGACGAGGAAATGGGCGGAGACTTCCCAGCCTATGACGGCAGCTCTGAAGCTGACGCCACTTCCTAACGAACACTGCTAAGTAAGTCAAGCAAAAGAGGAGATAAGGTAACACTTATCTCCTTTTCTATTTTGTCCGATATATGACCTAGTATGAAAAAAGTATTAGGATTTGATGTGTCGAGTACTACAATTGGTTGGTGTGTATTAGAGATTAATGAAACAACCAAAGAGATCGATTATAAAGTTTGTGACTATGTCAAACCCCTAAAGAAGGGATCCATCATTGAACGTATTGTAGATACCAGAAATAAGATTTCTGTTATTATCAATAAGGTACAACCAGATTATATTGGCATTGAAGATATTATCCAATTCATGCAAGGCAAAAGTACTGCCAAAACTATTATCATGCTAACTACATTTAATAGGATGATTGGATTATGCGCTTATGATTATCTGGGAAGGTCGCCGGAGTTATTCAATGTCATGACTATTAGGCATGGACTAAAAGAAGATAAAGTTTTGCCAAAAAAAGAAGATATGCCGGAGCTTGTCGCTAAACATTTAGGAATTACATTTCCTTACGAGTACAATAAAAAGGGCAAAGTCAAAGTGGAAAGTTTCGACAAAGCGGATGGTGTAGCTGTCGCTCTCTATTATGCACGAGTCCTCACTGATAAGGTCAAGCGTAAGGGTAAGAAAAAATGAATCTCAAGGAAGCCTACTCAATCTTAGAAATTCCCCAGACCTCCACACCGGAGGAGGCTAAGAAGAAGTACCGCGAACTTACGAAAAAGTATCACCCCGACATCAATAAGGAGGTTGGAGCCGAAGATAAGTTCAAAAAGATCAATGAAGCTTATCAGGTAGTCTCTTCTGGTAGAAGTACTGATCGTGAAGATGTGATGCATCAGCGCAATCCATTTACCAATCCTTTTGGTAGCCAGATTCAATATCAGGCAGAAAATATTCCTTTACACACTACTATCTCATTTAAAGATTCAGTGAGGGGATGTAAAGTGGATCTAAAGTTTAACCGCAATGCCAAGTGCAAAAACTGCCATGGTCAAGGCGAAGTATCCATCCATAATGGTTGTACTAAATGTGGTGGTAAAGGACAAGTCGTTAGTCGTCAGGGCAACATGATAGTAGTACGGACTTGTGATAAATGTTTTGGTCGGTCATCTGCCGAGGCATGTAAAAGCTGCAACGCTACTGGTGTGGTAGAAACTGAAACCTCTATTAACGTCACCATCCCTGGCGGAATTCAGAATGGGAATATTCTGCGTGTAGGTGGAATGGGAAACTTTGCCGGTCATTTCGGACCACTAGAACAACACACAGACGTGCATCTGCACGTGGCTGTGACTCCAGAAAAGGGCTTATCCCTAGATGGTAATCAGGTGGTATCTACTTTAGAAATATCTCTTCTAGAAGCCCTGAAAGGGTGCCAAAAGGTAGTTCCTACTATTTTTGGCAATAAAGAAATAGAAGTAAAACCGATGTCTAGGAATAAAGAAGAGATTATAATTCCACGTTTAGGCGTGAATGGCACTGGGAATCAAAGAGTAATTCTAGACGTCAAATACCCAGCGGATGTCCATAAGATTATCGACATCCTTACTAATGAGAGGATATCATAATGGCATTTTCCACATTCTGCACCAATAAAGGTTGCGGCAAAATTCAAGAACCTTATCTAGATCCTAAGGACAATAAAGTTTATTGCTCGGAGTGTGATAGAGAAATAACCAACATTACGCCGTTTGTCAAGATCCAAATGAAGAGCATGAAGCAATTTCGACAGACTAAGCCGAAACCCTTTGCTGTCAAGTGCCCGGCATGTGGTAGAGAAGAGCAGCCGATGCACCTTGGCGACGATATAGTCTGTAGTATGTGTGGCGATCCACTCAATAATCTGAGCCCAATCTTCAAAAATATGCTCAAAGAAAAGTTGAAAAACGCCAATAAAGATGTCTAAATTCGCCACGTTAGGAAGTATGGCATGTTAAACAAAATCATTGAATCCTGTCAATTTCTGTTGGAGAATTTCCCAGAAGCGCAAGAAGCTAGAGACTATTTGGATTCTAGGCTCAACAAAGAGAGTCGGCAGCAATTCCAATTTGGTTATTTCCCAAGGACTAATAATCTAAATGTCTTAACTGAAATGGTAGGAGAAGAGGCGTTACTTAATACAAGTCTATTGTATTATAGAGAGATAGAAGACTCTTTATCTCATCGAATGATTCCTGTTCCTTATTTCGAAGACTATCCGGTTATCATGCCATTTCGTAATACTTACGGCGAGATAGTGGCTATTGTAGGAAGAACCTTACTGAGTGAAGAGGAGCAGAAGGCGAAGAAAATTCCCAAGTACAAGAATACTAAAAAAACGAGACGATTTGAGAAAGGTCAATTAGTTTTTGGATTGCACGAAAATAAACAACATATTTTAGACCAAAACTGTGTTTATGTCGTAGAAGGTCAGTTCGACGTTATTAAAGCTGTTGAAAAGGGATTTAGGAATATTGTCGCATTAGGTACTTCTAATATGACAGCCTATCAATTTTCTGTCATTAGTCGATACACCGATAACATATTTCTGTTATTGGATAATGATGTAGCTGGCGAAAAGGGGAGGAAACTAGCGATTAACAAGTATGGCAAACTTGCCAATATTCAGAATTTTTACTTACCAGAAAGTTATAAAGACATCGACGAATACCTAACCAAAAATGGTAATGAGTCTGTGTCTTTTGTTGTCAAAGCGTGATAATTAAACTAAAATTACCACTCCTTGCTATTGATATATTCTGACTCAGTCTTTAACTTTACTGGAGTTCAAATGGAACGTAGAAAAAATCGTAGCGACAAATACCAATGGGTCCTGTTGGAAACAGTTTGTTCGAATGACATGATGGAAGCCTTTTGCAATGAAGACAGCATTTACAATAGACTTAACCCATTTCAGTACGATGAGGACCTAATGGATTTAGAAGAGCAGTTGAAGCAAGAGTTTTGGAGAGTGGTAGATACCCTTTTGACTCCAAGACAAAGAGAAGTGATTAGACTTTACGCAGATGGCTACACTCAGATGGAGATTGCCAAGATGCTGAATGTCAACCAAAGTTCTATTACCAAGTCTTTAAATGGAAATGTGGACTACAAGAATGGTAAGAAGATTTACGGTGGGGCTAGAAAGAAAATCCGCAAGATTATCGAAAACGATGACAGGATTAAAGAGATACTAGCAGAGATGGCAGCTTGTAGAGAAGAAAAGTGGTAAGATAAAAGGCGGGCTTCATTTGAAGCCCGCCTTTCTTTTTGGTAATAAAATGGACTTATTAGGTATACTACCCGCCTAAATAAGTAGAAAATCGTATCAATATTTCTTTATCTATAGTAGGCACGTTCTGTTTATGGGAGACGTAATGTCAAAAAATTCGATAGATTACTCTAGTTTGGAAACCAAAATCTACAAAAGAGCTTACAAACTGAGCGATGTTAAAGATCGTTTGGAAACCGTTGCTTTTGACATTGTTAGATTCAAAGATAGTGATAAGGCTGCTGATTTGTGGCAGGTACAGAACGCCGAAGACGGTGATTATATCGTTGCGATGTACCAGTCTGAGGAAGAAGAGAAGACTGCTTCCTGGGGTGTGACTGTCAGCAAGACTGCCGGTGACCTACAGGTCTCTTACAAAGGCGATCCTCTAGTTAGCATCTCGTCTGGCAAGTTAGGAATACCTCCTTCCGAGCTATATAAGATTGAAGAATACCTACCTGCTAAGCTAGCTGCAAACAAGAAATTGGTCAAGGCTCTACTCAATGAGTTGCCAGCATCAGCTAAAAATGCGGTATTAAATAAATACCCTGAGTTGGTTTAACATACGGAATAGGATGCTTAAATGAGTCTCGACAAAATCAAACAATTAGTAGGTTCTTTGGCAAAGTCAGTTGATGACAGCGAAAGAGTTGCTACCCCGATTCTGGCTGCCAAGTTAGCTAAAGCCGTTGAGGCTTATCCGGGCGATCAAACCATCGGAGCTATGTCTCGTGTTATTGGTAAGCTCGCTTCTAACAATACTTTCTTTATTCGTAAATCAGAACTTAAAAGTTTGTATCAAAAACTACATTCTCGTAACACCAAGTTCGCTGAATTGTTTCAGGACGAATTGGGTGTGGTAGATTCTCTTCCAACACCAACTTTGATGCCAAGAGATGAAGCTGTTCAGGTAAATACTTACGAAGTTGGTGATCAAATCTTAGCAAATGCGCTGAATAGTGTCTTTGACAAGTTCACTCCACTTAAACTTTACAGCCAAAATTTGGCTAATAAAGCGTTAGCCTCAGTGGCTAGCACTTTAGATGCTTGGAATTTGAAGCCAACTGCTCTTGCAGTCGATGATGGCAACGAGAAATTCCTAGTTATCAGAGCCGACTACGAGACTCCAAAGGGAGTCACCAGTCTTTATGTTCCAGTAGAGACTACCAAAACCACCGTGGCTGAAGCTTCGGTTTTTATGGGCAACACCGGTCCTCAAGAACTCAATCATACCAATATTAAAACCTATCTAACTACCTTCGCTGGCACCAAACTCAAGATTAATGCTACCAGCATCTTGGGTGTGTTGACCAGTGCGGCTTCTGAAAACAGGACTGTTAGCGATGCAGAGATTGCATTAACTAAATTGAATGCTACTCGTCAAGGTAAGTCAGAATTCTTCCAGAACCAAGTAGTTGGTTTGAAGGTTGCTGAGGCTGCCAAGAAAGATGTGGAGCTTTCGAGGTCCGAAGAGTTCGTTTCTTTCGAAAAACAATTCACCACTCCATACGGTCAAGCTTCTTGGCAGTTCGGTGCAGATAAAGTTAAGACTGCTAGAGAACATGTGACTAGACAGTTGTTAACCTACGGTCATAAGAACCCACAAGTTACTGTTGTCAAAAGTGACGACACTTCCATTCTCTTTAGCGTTGCACTAGATGCGGGCAGGGTTGGATTTACCGTTCCTGTCAAATTTGCCAGTGGCAATATGGTTAAGCCAAGTGTCATGTTGTGCAATGGTACGGTTGCTTCATTTAGCCAAGAAGGAATTAACGAACTATACGTCAGTAATGCCAGCGACTTCAAAGCTGCGGCTGCTGCCTCTCCTCAATTTGGTTTGAAGCCAAGTGATGTATTAAATAACTTGAGAGTAGCTTTAGCCGAGGGTAACCACGCCAAGGCAGAAGACGCCTTGAACGTCCTAGCAAATTCTGGAGATACTAAGGCTCATGCCATCGGCTTCCAGTTATTCCTAGATGGTTTAGCCCACAAGAAGGCTGAAGCTGAAGTCAAGTGTTCTCACATGATCAAGAATGCTACTAGTGAGCATCCAATCTGTGCACATACTGGATTACCAGTTCACAAGGTGTATCAAGATAAAGATGGTAATTGCCGTCCTCTTTATAGAAGAGGTCAGGATGAAACTTATGAAGGAGCAGTCTTTAATAACTCCAAGATCTTCGGGTGATCTATGAGTGTATCAAGACTAGCTAGATTTCTAACTCTCAAATACGCCGCAGAGCTAATCAATCCTGATGCTCCTGCCGGTGAATTGATTGAGACGATTAAAAATAATTTAGCTGACATTTACCGAAAGTTTATGCCAGAGTATAGCGGTCTTATATCTCAAATCAATCAATCCTATAAACTTCCATTTCTAGATAGTTTGGAAGATATTTTTTCTGCCTTTATTGCTAATCTTGACAATCTGGATATTATTCAAGTTAATCAGCTATCCCTTGAATTGATTAAGAATGTTGAGCATGTAAGGGTTAAATTAAACGATTTCATCAAAACCAATAAGAATGACCCTGCTTTTACCGCTTTCTTTATGAGAAAGAGATTAGCTAGCACGGTGGATAAAGTATTGGAAGGTTTGGAGAAAGATTTAATTAGACAATTAGATTACATTAATGCTACCAACAAAAGTGTTCATCTTCCTACTGCCGAGTTCACGGAACATGGTAGGGGTCGTCGCATGCCAGATGGTAGTGAAACTACCAAGCGTCGTCGTATGGAACAAACTCCACAACAAACTGAAATGTTGGTTTTGAGATTCGGTGATTTGTATGGTGTTAGGGATATGTCTGATTGGGGTAAGCTCAAACATGGGGATGCCGATTTGGCAGAAGAATTAATGACGGCATTTCTTGGGCTAAATAGAGCATCTAAGGAGTACCAGAAATCTGAGGACTACGATCCTAAAGACCGAAGGAATGCCAGCAAAGAAAAATTATTTTTGGCAACCAAGGTAAAGGGTGGTTTGCGCAAGCGAATTGAAGAGTTCTTTAGTAATAAGAGAGGTTTATAATGAGAATAGCAGAAATGTTGACCGCCATTGCGGCTTGGCTAGAAAGCCCAAATAATGAAGCTTTGCTGTTAGCCGAAGCTGACGAGGACTGCATGAAAGTCGTTGCAGAGTCCTGTACTTTGGCTGCCGCTCTTCTCAAGAATGCTGCTGAACAAGTAGACACCATGGAAGCCCCAGAAGAGTCTAAAATCACTCCTGAATCCATTGATGAGCTTGCCAATTTGGCAGCCGCTTTCGATGCCTCGGGTGACCCACAACTCAAGAAGCAGGCTTCTGTACTTGATGAACTATTGCTATCTATTGCTGCTCCACCTAATGCTTATGCAGAAAGAAAAGATTTACAAGAGCAAAGATTGATTGAGATAGGTAAGAAGTACAATGATCCACGTAAAGAATTGCATGAAGTAAATAAAATTGGTGATTCTGAAAAGGGCATTGATAAAAGCAAAATGACTGAGAAATATAGAATATTGGAAGCTCCTTTGAGCACTCGATATTGTCCAGATCATCCGGGCGTGCAAATTGCTCGTATTGGTGAGCATATGTGGCAATGCGAGATGGACAAGAAGTCTTACAATTTCGAAACAGGTTTTGAATTAAATAATGGCTCTAAGGTTCCAGGTGGTGATGTGGCACAACAGACTCAAGGAGTCAATGTTCCTTATCATGCCATTTTTGATACTCGCGAAGGTAGATTAGGTTATAATAAACCATGAGCGAACTACAGCAGACCATGCACAAGCTAATTGATACTATGGAAAAGAGAATAGAAGAAATATTGTCTTGTGTAGATAATGAGACTGCTGAAGAGTTTCTCAGAATATTTAATGAGAAAATGAAGGAACTTAATGAACAAACCAACCTACAAAAAAATCCTGGAGCATCCGGATAAAGACGAAATCATTAATAAATTAGTGATTGGACAGCCGTTAAATGATATTCATGATTGGCTAAAGGGTAAATATACCAACGTCAGTGAGGCTAAATTTGTTCTTTCTGAAAAAATTCTTAAGTCTTTTCAACATACTTATTTAGATTTTTATAATGATGTTTTAACCGATCTTTCTAAAACAAAAACAGCTTTAGCTACTGGCACAGTTGATCAATTAGAATTAGCTGTTAAAAAGAGTCCAGCCTATAAAGATGCCATGATTAGAACGGCAGGAACTGAATTAGATATTAGACAGATGGTACATAATTTATGTGTCAATGTGGAATCTCGTTTATCACAAGTCTTCGATGAAATTCAAGAAGACCCCAGAAATATCAACACCAAGGTAGATCGTTTATTGATTGATTATGCTGAAGTACTTGGTAATATTCTTGAAAAATACTATAAGTTTACTGAAGCTCCTGCCGACCAAATTATTCAGCATAACGTGACTTTACAAGTGGTAGATCAGCATATTTCGGTATTTCATGATGTAATTAAAGAAGTTTTGTCTCAGATGGATTTGGAGACCTCTTTGTATTTTATGGAGGTATTCAACACCAAGATGGCGGCGCTCAAGGTACCCGTACCAGATGCTCAGCCAACCCAGGAAATGAAGCTGGCTGAAGCAAGATTGCTTAATGAAACCATTAACCAAAAAATAAATCAACCATGACCAAACCTCGTTCAGCAATTATCGACATGCCATCCAAGAAACAATTGGAAATGGCTACCCGTCCATATTCTAATGAAGAGCTACAAGTGGAGCCTGAGGTTCAAGAAAGACTTGACAAGTTGATGAAATTTTTCGACGAAGCTGGGATCGATTATAGTAAATTTGATCCAGAGTCTATTCCTAAATTAGACTTCAGCAAAAGACAAGCTTATCCAAACAATGACCAGTATATGTATATCCCGGGTCAACATAATACGCATAAATGGATGCAAGCAGTTAGAGAAATTTTTGCCAAGGAGAAATCCGGCGACAACCGAGTTAATGCCATTCGTCGGGTTACTTCTGGTTGGAATATTATGGAGACGTTTGACTTTCTAAACTGGCTTAAATTTCATGAAGCAGGAGATCATATGAAGTACAAGTTCGCACAACTATGGTATGAAAATGGTGAGCCCGGCTATTTTCTACATGTTAAGCCAGATCCAGCCAAAGAACCAGAGCCACAGGTTTCTGGACGTGATATCGATTTTGCTAGAGATCAAAGCAATAACAACGAAGAAAAGAAACAACTAATCGAAAAGCAACGTAATAAGATTATTGGCAGATTAGATTCCGCTGAGAAACTTCTACGCTCTCCGGATGGACAAGTGTTCTCTGGTAAAGAATTTGAATCTCTGTTAGAAGCCATCTATCAACTAAAAAAGAAAATTCAGATGGTAAACAAAGTAAGCGCTTCGACTAGATTGTATGAAGATATGATTATTCGTGAAGCCAACATTCTTAGCAGAAATGGTTTTACTAAGGCTGCTAGCGTATTACATTCTGTGGCACAAACTCCGGGCGCCGCCGGCGAACAAGCTAAAGGTACGCCTGGTGGAGAGATGGCTCTAACCCCTCCTGCTCCGCCTGATCCATCTGGTGCTGGTAATCCTGGTGCTCCTGGTGGATTGCCATCAGTGGGTCCGGGAATGCCTCAAGGTGCTCCTAACTCTGCGACTCCAGCAGGCGTACCTAATGAGACATCTCCTGCTCCAAAGGGGATTAGTGAATTTTTAGAGGGAATGAATACGGGTAAATTTTCTCCTGGCGACAATCTAGAAGTAGAAGATACTTTGTATGTATCTGACAACCAAGACGAGTTATTGGTAACAGAAGCGCAAGTTCCACCAGTAGATGAACCAATGACTGCTACTCCAGCACCTGCACCACTAGATCCTGCTCCTGTAGCCACCCCACCAGCTCCTGATGCTCCTGCAACCGAAGAGCCGTTAGAAGTGACCGAGGATGATATTAAACCAAAGGGTGATGCTCCTGCGCCATCCGCCAGTGATTTTGATAGTAAAATTGATGCGGTCTTTTCCGGCATCACAGTCGCTGATGTGGTAGCCAAGCTAGAAGACATTGCCAAAGTTTATAAAACCAGAGAAATTCCAAGACAGCTCGGCGTCGTTGATATGATGCTAGATAGTCTGGGACTTGCCTCCTACTTCCCATCTTTATCAGAAGCTACTAACAAAGCGCTTGAGTCTAACAACTATATTTCTACCCGTGTGGAAGACATTCTTTCCAAACTACGTGGAGCTATGGCTGGTAAGGATATTGATTTAAAGGGTGACGATAATGAGAAGCCAGAAGTAGCAGGCATTAAAAACCAGCTACAGTCTGATCAAGATAAAGAAAAGGCTCGTAAGCAGATGAGAAAAGATCAAGAAACTGCCGAGCTTGCCGGTAAGGGCAAAGAAACACCTGAAGTGGAAATTGAAGAAGATTTAGGTGCACCACCGACTCCGGCAGCACCTCCCGCCGCTCCTCCAAGAGCCCCTAGACCTCCAGCATAAGCAGATGAATGAAACTACGAGAATTGCTTCAACAAATGAAGGAAGTGCAAGAGACTATAGGGACTTCTGAGCCCTATATCTGTGGAGGCACGCCTAGAGATAGATACTTGAAGCACTTAGAAAATATCTCGGATTTAGATATTACTACCGGTGACAAAACAGTAGATTATCTATCACAAGAATTTGCAGAGGCTCTTAAAAAACAATACAACATTACTAGAAGAACAATGGATGATGGTCACAGCACCATCTACATTGGTTCCTTTAAAATGGATTTCTCTTCTAATTTTAATGTTCCTGGCATTGATGCTATCCTCGCCAAAACGGGGATTGCCAAGCCCACGGAAATACAAAAAGAAATGTTCAGCAGGGATTTTACCTGTAATGCTCTTCTTCTATCTTTGGACCTAAAAGAGTTAATTGATCCAACTCATAAAGGATTTAAAGATATGAATGAGAGAATGATTCGCACCTGCTTGGCTCCTGAGATTACTTTGACTACCAACAGGAATAGAGTGATTAGAGCTATTTATTTGGCGTCTAAACTAGATTTTGATGTTGATCCTCGCCTCATTGAGTATGTTAGAAAAAATCCTCAGACTGTCAGAATCTCTACCGAAAAAGCCATGTCTGAGAAATTGAATGAAGCTTTCAATCGAGATGCTGATAAGGCTAGTAGTCTTATTACTAAAATGGGATTATGGAACTACATCCCAATTACTGAAGTAGTTTATCCATATTATATGAAACATAAGGGTTCCAATGGGAAATAAACGAGCTTATTTTCAAGGAGGTGGTGGTGTCAATGAACCAACTCCGGGCGAAAAGAAATACAAATCAGACCCAGCCATTGTGGTACAGCCTCGTTTTGAAGAGGTGTTCTATCGCAATTATGACCTCTACGAAGTGCCTGGTTTCGAGCACATTGGTCCAGGGGCTGGTTGGCACGCCCTACAAAATTATAACTCGGTTGGGGAATTTCTAGAAGCCCGCAGGAAGAGACTCGCCCCTCGCTACGTGGCTGATGACTCTTGGCAGTTGGATAGTGGGAAGCGCACCAAAGAAAATCCCGGAATTAAAGCTAGAGCAGCCTTGCTAAACAGAATAATCAAAACGGCATCAAACTGTGGATTCTGTGGAAAATCTAAAATCGATGTAACTTTTCCTTGTGAACATTGTGGCAAAGGTGGAGCTGTTGTTGCGGGTGACGAGAATAATGGACCCAATTTTGATTATGGTAAAGGCTTGTACTCCAATATGAATAAGTATAAAAGTGTCCAAGATTTTGAAGAACATGCTGATAAAGGTCCTGGAGCTTTTTTTGCTGATGACAACGAAGACCATATGATGCCGCCTAAAGAGCATGGCACTAAAATCTACGATTGGAAAAACAGTATTTATCAAGGAACGCCTAAAGCTACTAAACGACACGACTCTAATAATATAGATTTCCTAGCTGATCAATATATTGATCCAAATATTGTAACACCAGAACCTGGTGACGTAGATGGTGGCAATCCAGTAGGAGAGGCTAATCAAATGGGAGGATATTTAGATGAATATCTTCCAGAAAAAGATTTTGAGGGCAAAGATCCGGATACTCTGGATTTTGGTAGGGATTACTCTGGCAGTGACCAGTTTCCTAGCAAAAAAGACTTTGCTCCGGCGACCATTGACCAAGAGTCTGTCAAAAAACTAATAGACAAATACTCTCCTGCACCTACTTCTGGGCTGTACGGTTTGCCTGATGGTGTGGATTTGCCGGAGGAAGACCTTGGGAATCCAACGGATATTAATCCAGATTATGGCTCAGTGGGTCCAGAAAGTAAGATGTACGAAGATAAATGGAACATTTAAAACAACGGATATTACTACATATAAATGCATATCAGCTTAGAGGTACCTAAATGTCATTACAGTCAACAGCACAAGAATTAATCGTTGTCGACCCAGCTTCTATGGGTCACCAAATGGGTGGTGGCACACCTATGCAACTAGTTCCTTTGGAAGTGCACGATGGACCATCAGAGCATGACCATTCTGAACCTTTAGAAGTCAGCGACCAACCCGTTGAAATTGAAATCGAACTTACTCCTGAGCATTTAGGTATTGCTGGACCTGATCCACAACAACCTTCCGAACTTGAAGTGTCAGAACATGACCACAAAGACGAAGCCAAAGTAGATGAAGATCCCGCCCAAACAGCTAAGAATGAAAAATGGGACTGGGGTAAACGTGGACCAACTGGTTTTATTGCCTGGGTTAAAGAGCGCTGTGACGATGTTCCTAAACACTCCGGTTATGATACCGCAGGTCTTGAGCGTGCTGTAGCTTATCTTGAGAGACTAGATAACGAAGTTTCCAAAGCTATGAGAATGGATTTGGATGGTGAGCTAGATGCTAACCAAATTGAGAAGGTTCGTTCTATCATCGATAATGGTATTGAACGTTTGCATGATCGTTTAGATAAGGTTAAGAGCAGCAAAAAGAAGACTCGCAAGAAGAAGTCCGATTACGAATCAGATGGTCTTGTTAAAGAGGCTCAGAAGATTACTGGAGTATCTGGGGTGTACGTTATGGTACCTCTATTGATTTCTAGAATTGCCAGAGTTTGTATTAATGGCATGGTGTCTGCTGGTCATGACATCGAAGATTTGTTTGAGAGACAAGTAAAATTCTACAAGCTTGATGTGCAACAACAAGCCGAGGTAATGCAATTGTTGGCTGATATGGGCTATAATGTTCGTCAGGACAGAGGCTTCATGCCAGATCAGGATATTGACGTTGCAGACAGCGGCAATATGGACTGGGCAGCAAACTACAATCCTTCGGCTAATGTGTGGGGCAAGGATAGATAATGAGCAGACCAATTATTCAAAAGGTTAGCTTATTAATGTCTGCCATGATGAGAGCTTGTCTAACCAAGCAATCTACTTATAGGCAGCAAGTGCAGAAGTATGATTTGAATAGTATCGAACAAAAATGTCTCTTAGAATTATTGTACGACATGGAGAGCAAACATGTCTAAATATTCTCGTCATCAATCAGTGGTTTCCAGACAATCCGATGAAAACATCAGTGAAGACCACTGGTTAAAAAACTTTCAAAAGAGTTTACAAAAGGGCGCGGTTCAACCACGTTCCACCGATAACTCTTTGTTTGACCAAATTAATTCCATCATGAATGGAAAATCCAAATACACGTCAGTTGATCACGCTGTAAAGGATATGCAAGAAAGAAGCGGTCTTACCGCTTACTTAGATAAGATCAGCAAAACGTCGGGAGAAGAGCGCGCTACTAGTAGCAAAGCTAAAACCGCTTCCGACATCCACCATGTAATCGAGAAGAGAGTCGATAGCGAAAAGGGACTTCCCGTTGTATTCAAGAAGTGCCCACAAGCCAAGACGACCTTAGAGAATTACATTAGGGATACAAAGGGCAACTTGCCAGTTCCGGCAATTATTGAAAAACTAAGGTCTATCCATCAGTCTGACGTCTCTGACGCCAAAGATTGGGATGATGACAATCTTATCAGAGAAGTAAGTAAGCAGAACCTGATCGCTAAGAGAGATAATCCAGCA